CTATTTCACATTTCTCTTGACAGCCTTCAAACTGCCATTACAATTTGAGTGCAATGAAAAAGTTTACACATATCCCACCACCTAAAAATATTCAAGAAATGAAAACGGTTGAGGACGAAGAAGGTCGCTTCTATCTGGCTCCCGGTGAAAAGCGATACCCGTCCGTCACCACCGTGGTTGGATTTGAGAAAGCCGCTTTCTTTGCAAAATGGCGAAGAGAGAATCCTGTTGAAGCCAAGCGAACGACTGACCGTGGCAACGTCTTACACCTAGCCTGTGAGAATTATCTCAACAATGAAGAGGTCGGTGAACTCGCTCCCAACGAAGCGATGTTGTTTGCCAATATGAAGCGAAGCCTGCATCGTATTGACAACGTTCGCGCACAGGAAGTCCCGCTCTGGAGTCACACTCTGAAACTGGCTGGTCGTGTGGATTGTGTTGCAGAGTTTGATGGCAAGTTGAGCATCATTGACTTCAAGGGTTCTACTCGTCGCAAGTCACCATCCAACATCACAAACTATTTCTGCCAAGCCACAGCCTACTCAATCATGTGGAATGAAATGATGGGCGAAGAGATTGACCAGATCGTGATTTTGATCTCGTCCGAAGACGGAGCGAATCAAGTCTTTGTCAAGCAGCCCGTTGACTATGTGCGTGAACTCAAACGTGCGATGGAGATTTACAACGCATCAAAACTCCCCACGACGAAGGCGAGCGAGTCTCTCTCCGGTAGAATCTTTTGATGGTGTGATGTCCAGCGTAACGTGTGGACGATTCTCTGTATCACGCTCAAACTCAAACCAGTGGTTGCCCACACCGTTTTCAACTTCGTTGGGGACGATATATCGGTGATAGAAAGATTGCACAGGACGCAAAGCAAATCTTAAGATTGACGAACGATTATCAATTGCATCTTGCAAAAGATTTGTAATATTGATCCGAAGATTGAATCCGTGTTTCATTGGTTCGCTGATTGTGAAGACTGAGTTTGTTGCCCGATCAACGTCATTTGGACCAGTGCCAAAATAACTTGACCAACCCTTATTTGTGTCATAAAAGAATCTTGCATCATCTAAGTCTCCATTTACATAAGAGATTGGGTAATCCTTCTTCACTCTGACGGCTTCAAACTTTCGTGGATTGATGCGAAGTGGTCCGAGCAGACTAGAGCAACCATTGAACGCAGGTGATGTGATTGATCGTTCTCCGTAATGACCCGAAATAGTGAGATTGAGGAATGCACTTCTTACAAAGTCTCCACTTTGAAGTTTATTTGTGTAATCAAACAAGAAGAAACTTTGCAAAAAGTCTGAGCCTTTGGACTGCTTGCTGCCTGCCTCTCCCATGAAGACTTTTTTCTTTAGACTGTCCAATTCAGAGATATCACTTTGAATTCCATCTTTCCCGTCTGCGTTAAAGTGCATGAAATTACGCTGAATCAAATTGACCAAAAATTCTTGTTCTTTTGCATCAACCTCTGTGATGTCCACAACATTATCCAGAAACCCATGAGATAAAATTTGAGATTGAGTCATGTTTGGAATCGTTGGAACCTCTTCTTTTAGGGGTCTTGTTGCTTCGGTGAATAACTGACGATCTGTCTTTTGTGAAAAGTCTAACTCCGTGTGAAATCTTTGAAGAACTTCCACTGATTTCTGTTGATTGTAAACCTTTGTTTCAAATGAGATGTCATTCGTGGCTAGGAAACGATTATACCTTACACCTACGGAGTTGTAAGGTGCAGCGTTTTGTTCAATCTTAAAATTATTGATTCCCTTATCAGTTGTAAATTTGACTGAATTTCCTGATGGTGCAATCGCATTCCTATTATTAAGAGGGGAAATTCTAGGATTGGGGTTTACTTCTTGTGGTGTTTTTGTATGGGAAGGTTTAGTTTTTGGCATTTTTTTCCTTTCATTCTATTAGGGTGTTAAAGCACCACATGAGCCATCGGCTTTACAACAACCAAATCCCTCACAACCAGCGGCTCCGCCAGTGTAAGTGGCATCAATTCTACAACTATCGCAAGTGCTACAAATAATAGATCCGCATAGATTACTAAAATCATTATTAACACATGCTAAGATTGCGTCTACATCACAGTTTCCACAGCCACATCCACCGTTTGCGGAAGGATTTAAGGCATCACCAAAGACATCACAAGCGACTTCTCCCTCAATGTCAGAATCGCTCGGTCTTTCAAAGCCGGGACATGCTTTGTTTGTATTAACGACTTGGCATGTGAATTTGGGATCAACTTCAATTTTACAGCCATCAAAGGGAGGGTCATTGGCTTGTTGGACAACAGTAATGTCATCACAGGTGCAAGTCGCATCACCACACTCAATGCAGTAGAATGGTAATTCACAGAACAACGTGTTATCACAGGCTTGCCCCGGTTCCAGATCAATGACTGGTCCGGTGCAGTTTTCGGGAAGAGTGGGAGTTGCAACGCCGTCTTGACAACAGCAAACTTCTTGACAGGTCGTGCAGTCACCGATACTACCACTGCAAGCATTCGCACCTCCATCATCCGTGCAAAAAAGGTCTGTTGTTCCGGGTGGATTTGTTAAAGCACCATCGCAACCCGGACCAATAATCTCTCCTCCAAAATCAACCTCAACTTCATAACAATCACCGCTTTGAGTGAATTCGCAATCTGTATCAGTCACAGCATCACAGAATTGGCAACATGGTCTTTTCTTTGCATTACAGTTTGGGCAACCACCAAAACCGCCCAAGCCATCCTCGCTTGGAATTGAACATGGATCTATTGGCGGAGTTCCAGCACTGCCAGTGGTAGTATTTACGATAGTGCCATCTATACACTGTGCATTTGCATTTTCTATCGCTTCTGTAGTAGAGAAACCAGAGCCAGTATAAGTTGTGCAGGTTCCATTTCTGGCAGTGTTTGTGCCATCTGGGCATGGACGACAACAGGAAATACTTGCTCGGAATTGTGGCTCAGGGTCTGGGCAGTCATCCGTGCAGGGATTATTAGTCACACAACTTTGCCCAATGAAGAATTCTCCACCTAAAATCGTGCAAGTTTCCCGATCAATATCCGAAACACAAGTACCTAAGATTGACGGATCATTGGGACATGAAATGCAGCAGGCTCCAGTGTCGTTACATTCACAGATGCTATCGCCGGGCGGTTGACCGATATCAGTATCACAACTGATGCCTCTAAAGAATTCACCTTTTTGTAAACAGCAATCTCTAGCAGTGACATTATCTGCACAAACGCATTTTTCACCCTCACTATTTTCAGTGCAACATGACCCGATTTCATCTGGATCGTAAATGTCCTCCTCAAGCCGAAGAACAAATCTGTTCTCCACTCTAACCATTTGACCCCTAGACAATGCGGAGTTAGTTTTACGAAGTTTACTACGAGCCATTCACTTCTCCATTACGATGCTTGATATGTAAATACCGAGTTTGTATCTCCGCTTTCTGCGATGGCACTAAAACGTAATTTATTGATGTTGTCAATTTCAATAAAGATTTCTTCACCAACCTGCATAACAAAAGCACCCGTGGTTGCTCCTGCAACCAAACCGTTTTGACCGACAGTGAGAATCGCACCACCTTGGGCAGTGAATCCTGCAAAGTTTTTGATTTTAATACCAGTCTCACAAGTGAATCCGGGCAGAGTAAGCAAAGTTGAAGTATCAACATTTTGCGTTCCCATTGTCAATCCTGTAGGAAGATCAACTCCAGAGATTTGAACCCTTGAGTTAGAAACATCAAGTGTTGTCCCTCCGTGATTCACAACACCAAAGGTAACACCACTAGAGACATGTCTGATGTCTCCTGATACTGCGTCAAATGTCACATTAACAGCATTGACACCAACATCACCAGTGACAGGAATAGCACCACCTTGTGAGTTTCCGCCGACTGGTAATGTAAGAAAACCGGGATCAAGACCAAAAATTCTGACCGGATAGGGATTAGCCTGTGTGACTAACTGTGCGCTGTTAAATCCACCATATGCGACCTTTACGACCTGAACGTGTGCGCCGGTTTGTGAACCGCCAGCACCGAAAGATCCTAAAAAATCGGTGGCGATGTTCGCACCACCAACACCGGGATTTAGTCTAACATTGTCTTGCTTATACTCTGTCATGGGTGTATACTCCGTCCTACATACTATGTATGCGAGGTGATTATGTTTGAAGATTTAGAAAAAACCTTTTCTAAGAAAGTTGAAGAAAGGGTTCTAAAAACTGGTGATGGATACATGGACACGATTAATCTACTTTGTGAAGAAATGGAAATTGAACCAGAACTCGTTGCGAAATATTTATCAAAGCCAATTATTGAAAAAATTCGTGTGGAAGCGGAAAATGTAAATCTACTCCCACGCACCCCAAAATTATTTTCAGATGGGTCTTGACACGGGGTCAGACCCGATTACAATTACTACAACTGTCCGACAACAGACAACAACAACTAAAACAGGAGAAAACAGTTATGTCATTTGAAGAACTTAAACGTCGCAGTGAAAACAAAGATGCTCTCATCCAGAAACTAACGTCAATGGATGATGGAGAAAAGAAGTCATACAAGGATGATCGCTTTTGGCGACCGACCGTTGATGACGCAGGAACCGCAAGTGCAGTGATTCGTTTCTTGCCCGAAGCATCGGGTGAAGAGGATGCTTGGGTTCTGTATTTTAATCACGCATTCCAAGGTCCGGGTGGCTGGTTCATTGAAAACTCTCGCACCACTTTCGGTGAGAAAGATCCGGTTTCGGAAATGAACAGTAAACTTTGGAACAGTGGTTTGCAATCCAACAAGGATCTTGTTTCTCAGAAGTATAAGAGAAAGAAGAACTTTGTGTCCAACATCCTTGTGATCAATGATTCAGGTAATCCCGAAAACAACGGTAAGGTTTTCCTGTATCGTTATGGGATGAAGATTCATCAAAAGATCATGGATGCCATGAAGCCAGAGTTTGCGGACGAAGAGCCAATCGTTCCGTTTGATTTCTGGCAGGGTGCAAACTTCCGATTGCGTCAACGCAAGGTCGCTGGTTATCCTAACTACGACAAGTCGGAGTTTGATTCGCCTTCCGCTCTCTTTGATGGTGATGAGGAGAAGTTGAAGGCAGTGTGGGAGCAACAATACGCTCTCAGTGAGTTTGTTGATCCAGCAAACTACAAATCTTATGATGAGTTGAAGACTCGTCTTGAAAGTGTTCTTGGAGGCTCGCAGCCGACTACGACAGCCGAGAGCGTTGCTGTCAATGAAGCACCAGTTACCCAAACTGAGGATACGGTTTCTGGTGGTGGTCAGGTGGATCGTGAGGAAGTCCAGCCTGATTCGGAGGAGTCTGCACTTGACTACTTCCAACGGCTCGCTGCCGAGGACTGATTCCATTCGTAGAGATGGAGTCCCAAGACCCCCGCTTCGGCGGGGGTTTTTTTATCGTAAGAAGTCTCCGTGTCCGATGATGTTTAAGATTTCAACATCAGTGGAGTTTGGTTGAAGAGAAGAATTCATCGTAAAGGTATTCACGGTTGGGGCGGCGGAGTTCTGAATCACGACAGGACCACCAACGTCCGCAGCACCGACATCAGCAGCAATTTGTCTAGAAACTTCGGCACTCACCGCTTCCTCAAGTTGGGTGGCAAAAACAGCGGAGGCAACCATGCCAGAGTTATTAATATTTTCTTGCAATTGTGTAAAGTCTTTTGATGCTGTGGCACTAATAAATTTATCAAACGTATCCGCGTCAAATGCCACCAAAGCAGAGGCAAGTCTGGTGATCGCGTCGGCGGCAAGGTCTGTGGCTTCCGCAAACATCTTCATTGGTTCAGCACTTTCAGCAAGTTTCATCAAACCAGAGAACATTGAGATTTCAGATCCACCAAAGAATGCAAGACCCTTTTCAAACAAACCAGCAGACAAATTGATCTCGCCATTCAGAGCCTTACGAAGATCATCCAAGTAATCTACAAAAGAATTATCATAAGTGATTGTGCTAAATTTTGCCATCTCTCTTGACAAGTTAGAAACCGAATCTGCCAAAGCATCAAGCCCACCAGTTTGCTCTGACATGGAAGCCAGAATACCAATGAGTTCAATGTTTCCAATACGTCCTGTGAAGAAGTCAAGAATACCTGAGCCAGCAGCCAACAATGCCGAACCAAAGTCGGCGGCGGCAAAGGCAGCGAGGGAAGCAGCCAACGTGCCAATGGCGGCAGAAGCAGCAAGAATATTTGCTGCACTCACATTATTTGAAAAATCAGATATTGTGTCCAAAACTTTCTTTGCTGTGTCGCCTAATTTTTCAACCACAGAACCAAGTGTTTCTGCAAGTTTCCCATAAGCGGCGGTGACACCTTCAACAACTTTTAAATAAACACCTCCAATGACTTCAGCAAACTTACCCGCAACATCACCAAAAGCCTCAAGAACTGGGATGAATTTTTGTGCGGCATCGCCAAATAGACCTAATGCAAACGCAGCAGGTATGAGTGCGACACCTAGAGCCGCGATTGCAGCAGCACCTAAAGAGATAGGAACTACAAAAGTACCCATGACTCCCGCAGCAGCGGCAAACGCTGCAAGAGCGATTCCACCAAATATCACTGATTTGAAGTCAACCTTAGAAAAGGTTTCTAATGCTTTTGAAAATACAAAAAGTGTTCCACCAATAAGTCCCAAGGCTATAGCACCTCTGGATACTTGTGCGAACATTTTACCTATGGATGCTATTACTTTAGAAAATCCAAGAAGAGCGACACCACCAAGAGTGACCTTAAGAAAATCAACCTCTGTAAAGACTTGCAAGGATGCTGCAAAACCAAAGAGTGCGCCAACCGCAAGACCAAATGCGAGAACACCTTTTGCTATCTGTGAGAAGTCTTTACCTATTTGACGAATAAGTAAAAAGAATCCAGTAATCGTCGCCGTTGCTATGATCAAAGTTGAGAAATCAACACCAACAACTTCCATGAGTTTCTTAAGACCGAACGCAAATCCGACAAGACCAATCGCCAAGGCACTTAGACCAATTACACCTTTAATAAAATTAGAACCTATGCTACCAAAACTTCCAAGACTGCTTAGAATTTTTGAAATCAACCCTTCTGATTTCTTGGGCTTTTCACCATCTTCATCCTCTGTCCCACCTCTTCCAAACAAAACATTACGGAAAGCGTCTGTCAGAGAGTCAGCCAAGTTTCTTCTAGTCTCTTCCTTTTCCTCTTTTGTGGGGGGCTGCACCGCATCGTTGATACTTTTCAAAACTGGAAGAAAGGCTGTATTAAGATATGAAATGACCGGGGAGTCTGGCACATCTCCGGTCACAGTTTCCGGATTCAACTGACTAACCGGAGTCATTTGCTCCGGTCCCCTCATTCTATTAAAAAACTTACCTAATGACTCTGAAATACTTACAGCGATATCTTGCCCAACTCCTACAGCGGACGCAGAATCATCCTCCTTACCTGACATAAGTGATGATATGATATTGGCAAGTTCTTCGTTATCAGCCATTTTTACTTTCTAATCTTTTGCATCTGTTTTTGATGCTCTTCTCTTTTCCTTTGTAATTCCTTGACGTACATGCCAACGTAGACTTGTCTCTCCCAAGGGATCATATTTTCAATAGTTTCTAGTGATAGTTTCGCATCAAACATTAAATGAAAGTTTGTATGAATATGCCCCTGCAAGGTATCATGGGACATGCTCAAGTAAAAAAATTCTCAAGTCCCTCCACATGAATTTCTTCAACTGCACCACAATGGGGGCATGTCACGCTCATTTTGATTGAGCATCTGGGATACTCCTCTAACTTATCCATGATCTTTTGAACTTGTGACAATGATAAAGATTCAACAAAGTCCTTTTTCTCAGATTTTGATAAATCTTTAAATTGAAACACACTTTCATTGTTAAAAATTGTCTCAACAATATATTGAATCGTTTCAAGTGGATCGGATTCAACTGTGTTTGCAACCTTTGACATCGCCGCAACGCTCAGGGGTTGAATCGTCACACCCACCTCATCATTCAGCATGACTTGATTGCTTTCAGGGATTGGCTTTGACAGACCAACGTTTGAAATATCAATACTGATCGGGCTTTCTTTGCCACACTCTTTACATTTATGATTAATTTCAACCTCTTCACCAATTGACCGGCATCTCATCAAGATAAACAGATGCTCGGTGTCGTTGTACGTTAGGTCTTCTAATTTTGCTCCGCTAATAAGACAGCCGCTCACTACGGAATTCATAACCCTAAGAATGTCCTGAATATTTTTAGACTCTTTGATTGTCAACATCACCTTTTCCTCTTTCACAAGAAAGGGGCGATACACCACTTCCTTTCCCGATGGAAGAGTGGTGTTGTATTCAGGTGTCTTTAAAATTGGAATGCTCATAATTTATCCTTTCATATTATGGTGGTGGTGTTAACCTCTAAAAATATCAACGCTAAAATATTTGTATGACATCGTTACGGTAACTTCTTGTAGCGATGTTTCTGTGCTAAAGTCAGACACAGAGTATGTTTTCGGAAACATTTCGGTGACGCTATAGGAATGGCTAATCTCACCCTTGGTGTCGGCTGCAAAAATAACAGCGTCACAAGCATAGTCTTCTTTGTATTCAAAAAGTCCAGACAGGGGATTGAACATGTCATCCATCCAAGTGTGAAAAATTTTCACCAGATGTCCTTCTTTGTCGTTAATAAACGTAAACTCTAAGTCACCCTCAAATCCCATTTTGTAAGGATTTTCAAAATCAATACCACTTGAAACGACTGCGTTGCTTTGCAGAGTTTGTTGTGGTATGGATACTTTAATCATTCTTCTGTTTAAATGCTCAGAGAACTCCCTCATTTGCATCGGAATCGCAGCGAGAGCAGTTTCAAGACCCGGACCAAATCCAGTGTTTCCAAACTGAAAGATGTAACGGTCGGATCGTTGATATCCGAGTTTGGAAAGCGTGGCTTTGAAAGCCTCTATATTGAATGAATCAAAAGAAAAATCAGTCATTGCCTAGTATTTAGGTACTCAGAAATTATTTCTACGATTGCATTTCTGTAAATCGTAAACTTTGAGGACTTTCTCCACTGCTTTTCAAGGAACTCTGCTGTGTCGCCGTAGTAAATCTCCTCCCAGAGAGAGGGGTCATACTCAATAGCAATAGGTCCGGCTCTGTCAATTCTATAATTTTTGATTGCAGGAGCCATGACCGCTCTTGGGATTTTCAACTTATCAACGATCTCGTAATACATTAATGACCTAGAGAAGTGTTCTTCATTGGTCATTCGCTTTTTGTAAAAATTGACCAGATACTTTCTAAAGCGGCTTGGTAAGTAAAACAAATTTATGCCTGTGATATACTTTGGTTGCACAGATATTGTGATAATAGTGGGAAAAATATGAAAGTATGGAAGAGTGTCACGACCGACAGGGGTGATATATTTTAGTGTTAGAACACGACCCTCACTTAGTCTATTTTTTGGTAATGATCTTGGTCTGACAGCACGAACAGTTTTATCTGTGATACGGATATCGTTGCTCTTCATAAGAGTTTCATTCAAACGTGTATTGAATGATTGAAAATTACGATCTGCCATAAATTTCTTTCTCGGTTAGAATCTTGAACTTCCAACCCTTTTTCTCACAAACCTCAGAGGCGGCTTCCCACTTTGCTTGATTGACGAGATATGTGTTTGCCTCATTGATAAATCTTTGAGTCATACGCTTTGGTTTTTTCGGAACTTTCGTGTGTTTGAGTGGCTTAACCTCAATCATCAAAGTTTCTATTTCGCCTTTTTTGTTTTTTACCTCAACAATGAAATCTGGAAAATACCTGTGTCGTTTTTTATCAACTGGGGAAAGGTATGGAATAGCGATCTCCTCCGATGCCCAACGTATCACATTTGGATTATCATCAAAGGTGAGCATACATTTTCTTTCCCAGAGTGAGCGATAGGTGATTTTTGTGGGATCACCTAAATATTTGCTTGGGTTCTTTGGTTGGTATTTACCTCTATACGCCATACATACTATCTAGGAGGCTCTATGTCAGAAGAAAACCCACAACCAGACCCAAGCGGCGTAAAACCACAAACTAGCACACCCTTCGGTAGTTTGAATGATTTACAGTCAGTCAACCTTGGTCAAAATGAGTATTTCTCAACAAGAGATGTTATTTCAAACTCACAAAGAGGGTATCCATTTAGGGGAGGCGATTCACCTCTTGTTTATCCTGTGGATCTGGCAGCAAACACAAAAAGCAATAGACAAAGTGCAGCCTTGCGATTTGTTCCGTACAAACGAGAGTCCTCACAAGTTAGAGTTGAATTGTTAAAAACAAATGGATCTATCTCTGGCTTGGGTGTTGGTGATGTTGGCGAGAGTGGTGAGATTGAGCAGGGTGCTTTCTTTAATGTAAATGATGACGGAGTTGACGTAAATTACATCAATGAAAATGAAGGCACAATCCGTGGTGCATACGGTCCAGTTGGTGGTGCGGGTGGTCAAAGTTTTTTACAACAACTCACGGGATCAGGCACGCCGCCCACACCTGAACAACTTGGTCAGTTTGTTGAGAAGATTGGCAGTGATGTTAGACTTTCAAGATCGGGAAATCAAAAGTTAGAAGAGATCATCATGTATTGTCCCGGTGGTCTTAACTTTAATGATAGTGTGTCTTACGCAGAGGCAAGTGCCGGTGCATTTAACTCTGTTGTTGAGGCACTAGCCGGAAACTTTCAGGCGGGTGCTGATAAACTTAAACTTTTGGGTGTCGGCAAACTTAGTAAATTGATTGGTAAAGTTCCGGGTGTTGGTGAAGACGCTTTGACAAACTTTTTTACGGCTCGTTATGGAATCGTTGAGAACCAACGAATGGAGTCGCTGTTTGAAAGTGTCAATCGTAAAAAGTTTCAGTTTGAATTTCAGTTTGCTCCCAGAAGCCAAGAGGAATCAATCATTGTTTTGAATATCATTGAAGCATTCAGATTTCACATGCTTCCAGAACTTTCTCTTTCGGGTGCAATGCTTTTAGCACCCCATGAATTTGAAGTTGAGATATTAATTAAAGATCCGGGTGGGGCGTATGAAATTAATAGAAATATTCCTCAAATCGGACGAGCCTTTTTGGAAAGCGTAAATGTAGACTATGCACCAAACGATAGATCGGCTTTCTTTTACGATGGTGTCCCATGTGAAATTAAAGTTCAACTTTCTTTCTCACAAGCACTTCTTATGAACAGACAACTTGTATTGGCAGGATTCTAATGACTTACTTTAATAAATTTCCAAACACGGTTTTTCAAAATCCAGATGGCTCTGTTTCTCAGGTGAAGGATATCCTACGCAGAGTTGTGTTTACTGATGAAAGTTATTTTCAAGACTCCAACTATGACAAATATGTGATTCGTGACAACGAAACACCAGACATGGTTGCACAAAAGTTTTATCAAGATCCAAACTTACACTGGATAATCATACTTTACAATACTTTGATTGATCCTTTCTACACCTTTCCATTATCCAGAACATCCTTTGGAAGTTATGTGGACAAAAAGTATGAGGGTCAGGCTATCTTTATCAGAGGATATGAAGTCACTGAGGAATTGCCATTCTTTTCAACACTAGGCTCATTTGAACAAGGCGACACCATTTCCACCAGATATGAAGAAGACGGCATTGAAAAATACAATAACGAAACACAAAGTGCCATGATTAAAAGGCTTGATCACTCAATGAGCAAACTTGAATTGTTTAATCAAGTAGGAAGTAATTTGGTGGTCGGTGACGCAATTGTTAGACGCAGGACAATTCTTGAAAGTCTAAAAGCAGAGGTTGTAAAAACACTTGACTCTAGATTTGCTCCTCATCATTTTGAATTTGAAAAGTCTGATGGAGAAAAAGTAATACTAAATCCAATGGCAACTCCACCAGACGCGGACGGAAATCAAACTCCTCTGGGATCATTTTATCCTTTCTCTGACAACACGGTTGACTTTTCTGATACGATTCTTCATGGATTCATGTATGAGGATGACACAACTTATGTGTTAACGAACGAATCTTATGAGGGAAGAGTCAATGATGCCAGACGTAGAATCTTAATTCCTAAAAAGTTTATTGTTCAAAGAATCAATCAAGAGTTTGAAAAACTTATGAGAAAGTAATATGAGCGAAAACTTAAACGTTGTATCAAGACCATCACAAGTTCTAATTGAAGACGTAAGAATATCCGCCGCTGGCGGTGAACTAAGTCTTCTGGGACAAGTTGTGTCTATTGATATCTACGAAAGTATTTTTAGTCCATTTATGACAGGAAATATGCTGATCGCTGATGGTGTTTCGTTTATGAAAACTTTCCCCATCACTGGTCGTGAAATTATTACGATATTTTATAAAACACCCCTTGATAGAGGAGACATCAAAGAACTCAAAATGCAAATCGTGTCTCAGATTAGTCGTGCGAGAACTGAAAAAAGAACTGACACGGTACAACTTAGGCTTTTGTCACCAACAGGATTCTTGGACTTGAATCAAAGTATTAGCGGTTCGTACGAGGGAACCAATTCAGAGATTGTTGCCAATATTTGCGATGTGTATTACCAAAAAGAAGTTGAGGTTGATGAAACCTACGGCACAGCAAAATACGCACTTCCATTTCGTAAGCCGTCAGAACACATTTGTAATTTAGGAAAACAAAGTTATTCGTATGAACACGACCACACCTATAGCGGATATCTTTTCTACGAAACCCGATCAGGATTAAAATTTAAAAGTTTGACAGACCTTTACACACAGCAACCAAGTGCCGACGATTTTTATCTTGATGCAAAAGTTGATCGCGGTAATTTTGAAATGGATGATTTACAATTCAAAACTCATATTATGGTTGATGTGGTTTTTCCAAGAGGTTTTGATCGTCCGTATCAAATTTCTGGTGGGGGATTTGGTGGTGTTCAGTATACGATTGATCCCACACAAAAATCGTGGGGATCGCAACAGATTTCATATCGGGACTCCCCTATCCCACAACAACAGTCCGAGGTTTTCAATCCGATCATTGCAAACACATCCTCCCTAAATGATACTGGTGCTAAGGTTTATCTTTCTAATAGACAATCACAAAATATAAATGAAACTCAGAACACTAGCACCGACATTGCAAGCACTGATCCATACTCTAGAATAAATTATATGTTACACGCTGACACGGCAGTCAATTTTACCATCTCAGGTAACTCAACTTTGGAGGCGGGTAAGACGGTGGAGTTAGTGATAACTAAAAATGCAGCAGACATGGCGATTGAGGAGAGTGAGTTTGATGAGGAGAAATCTGGTGTATACTTAATTAAAAGTCTTCACAATAAATTTTACTTCCCAAGTGATGGTAAAACTGAAATGAAAACTTCTTTACAATGCGTTAGGAATTTTAGGGGAGAAGTTGTCCCCGACACAGTAAGCACAGGAAATTTTAGCGATGAATGATATGGTAATGTTTCAAGGTGTGGTTGAAGATCGTAATGACCCATTGAAGTTGGGTAGGGTCAAAGTGAGATGCTTTGGTTTTCACACATCTGATAAGAATAGTTTACCCACTGCTGATTTGCCGTGGGCGCACCCCATCAATCCTATCACATCAGCGTCACAGAGTGGCGTTGGGGATTCACCCGTTGGTCCGGTTGAAGGCACATGGGTTATTGGATTTTTTAGAGATGGTGAAGAGGCTCAATTTCCTATCTTTTTTGGAACCATTCCGGGCATTGAATCACAAGAGGCAAAAACTGGTGAGGGTTTTTATGACCCCACTGGTAACTATCCCAGAGAGCCGGGCAAAAATGGTGTGGATCGTCTTACCAGAAATGAAGAAATTGATCAGACAATTGTTCAAGAAAAAAGAGATAACTTGGACACGACCACAAGTCCTGTCGGTCTAGGATCAACCACCACTACAACAGAGCCAGAGACTCCTTACAACGCACAATACCCTTTTAATCATGTAAAAACATCTGAGTCCGGTCACATTCAAGAATTTGATGACACAGAGGGTTCTGAAAGAATTCACACTTATCATCGCTCAGGAACTTTTGAAGAAATTCATCCTGATGGCACGACTGTGACAAAAGTTGTCAAAGATAATTATGTTGCAATTTTAGGTGATGATACTTTGCATGTGAAAGGAACAGTGAACGTTCAGGTTGAGGGAGATGCAAACATCGGTATCAATGGAAATACAAATTTTGACTTTGGTGGCAACCTTAATGTAAAAATTGGAGGAATGTTCACCATGCAAGGCGGTGGGGCGATGAGCATGTCATCTGACTCATCTATTGAACAAAAAGCACCAAGGATTGATCTTAACTAATGAGTTCCTACCAACCATACAACCCGACACCCTCACAGCCATCGCAGCCATCGCAGCCAAGGCAGACACCATCCACACCGCCAAGCACAAGCACACCTGCGACTCGGAGTGTAGGCACGCAATCAACTTCACGGGCAGTCTCCACACAAACCCAAGGCTCTGCGTCAGAGATAATCGCACGCCAGCAGTATGTTGGATCTTCTACAGTCACATCGTCAGTTTCTTCAACATTTAATCCGACACAAGAAACTGTGGATGAGCAAAACAGACAATTCAGTGCTGATATTGGTCTTGATTTAGAGATTGAAACACTTTCATTTTTCAAATATGTTGAAGGGCGAGGAGCAAAATTTAGTATTTTCCCAGAGGAGATCGCATACGAAAAAAACTTTACCACCACTCAGGGAGGTAGAGGATCATACCCAAATTCTCAAACGGCAAGATATCACTTTGTTTACATGATCACATCCGGATACGTTGCACACGGAGCAGCAACACCGCTTACAAATTTGCAAATCAGAGCGGCACACCCAGAACTAACTGACGAAAAAATTTCTGCCATGAGAAGTGTTTTCAATACGAATTCAACACAAAGACCATTTGTGTTCCCAGTGCAAATCTCAGGCTACGCCCCCAATACGTCTGAATTAGAAAAATTAAAAACTCTTCAAAGAGAATTGTATTCTTACGTCAATTCTAAGACACCATTAGAATTCAAAAAAACTGAGACTTTTGAGGGCGCACCATTTAACAGAAAATATCATGTCACAAAAGAGAAATCTACAATCTCAAGTGTCAGTGCTTCGCCCCCCTCAAATCCTAATTCTGGTGATTTGTGGTTTGATTCGTCAAGTGGGCGTTTATTTGCTTATGTTAAAATAAATAATAGTATTCAGTGGTTGGAGGTATAATGGCTAGTTTAGGTTGTGCAAGAATTGGTGACAAATGTGGTGGAATTTATATGTCAACAAATTCTGTAAATCTATTTGTAAACGGAAGACCTGCCGGATCGCTTGGTAGTGTGATTAGTGGTCACGATCTTCACCTTCCTAACCCCATCGTTACGGCATCCACAACTGTGTTCAGCGGAAACACACCAATTGCACGTTTGACAGACAGGGCTGCATGTGGACATGCGACCACAACTGCATCATCTAATGTGAGGGTAGGATAATGGTTCAAGTTTACCCCCAATGGCAAAACTACTGGTTTCCACCCGACACGGACGCTTTTGATGATGATTATGGATCGCCGTACATGGCGGAAAATGATATAGATGCGTTTTACAACTCATCAACAGTTTTTAATGATTTTTATCTTTCTAGAACAAATGCTCAGAGTGGTAGAGAAAATCAATACTCAAATTTATCTCAGTGGGCATATGATGGCGACACTACAGACAACGCAGATCAAAACTGCACGATTGAGCATCTAAATCAAGTTCTTGCAGATAAAGATCAACAAGCAAATCCAACAGATACTCTAGAGCAAGATGGTTTTCATATTATTAATGATGACGAAGCCGCTGTTTTAGATTTTGAAGATGTAAATGTAAATTTAAAATTTATCACACCCGATCCAAATAATCCTGATGTCACTCTCGGAAAAAGCATCATTTTTAACACGCTCTTCAATGTTATTTTTGGTAAGTATGGTTTAGATTCATTTAATGAAGGGGTCAGTGATACAGGGTATGGTGATAATACAAATTTTGGCGGAGCCTTTGATCCACAAAACCCGTACAAAATTAATAAGCGTGTCGCTAAGATTTTTATTGAGGGATATGTTCGTAGATACAGAATCCTTCGTGAAAGATTTCCAAATGCAAACTTAGGATGCTACTCTTTAGCAGCGGGGTGGGATGTTTTAAGTTATGACAACAAGGGAGAGTATGAGGCAACACGCCGAGGACTCTCAAACTTTTTGCTATACATTAATCGTGCGGGACCATATGGTGACGTTGGCAATGTAAATTATATTTTGCCTGAAGACGAAGATGACGGTCCTGAACTTGGTCAAGAGTTGATGAGTCTGATGGACTCTGCCTCGGTGCGGCTCGTTCTTGGCTCTCAAATTTCACAAATACCAGAACCATTAAGTGATTTTGGAACACCATCTGGACCTTATGGGGTCGGCACGTTATCTTCAAACTATGAAGATTGGTCAGTTGATGAGGCTAGACTTGTCCTATGGGATCAAATATCAAACACTCTTAATTACGCAAATTTAAGTGTTAATCTACCCGAACAAACATTCAAGTTAAGTGATTATTTAAAAGTTGCAATTCATCTTCCGTACCGATTTGGAAATGCAGGTCGTGACGACAGAAATAATGTTCCCGTTGAATTGATTGACACGACATTTGAATTAATCCAAAAGGGTAATCAAAATCGTGAGTCTATAATTAATGAAATTTATTACTGGGCAGGTGCGTATTCTGGTAACAACATTTATGCCTTTGAGCCATTGGGTGGAGTTTTCTTTGAAAGATTAGATGGGGTCGGTGAGGATGGTTTTGATCCGACAAATCCTTACGCACCATCAGGTAAACTATTTGAACTTGAATTATTCAATATTTCTGGATGCGAGGAGCCACCACTACCATTCCCACCGAATCAAATACAGGCACTAGAGAATATTATCACAGGAGAGGCATTTAGAAGTCCAGTAGAAGGAGCAGTGAACTCTGTCCTTGCTGGGGTTGGTGATGTTCTTGGCGTATTAGGCAACGCGACTGATGCCCGTCTTGTCAAACCAGATGGCACACCAATTTCAACATTTATTGATCCGGATGGTAATCTTCAAATTCAAAGTGCCGTGGGATTTTTAACTGAGCGTCTGAATCGTGCAACAGAAATTTCAAATGAGTTTCAAGATCATGCTTACCGACTCAGTGGAGTCAGTAATTACATAGATGGATTTGAAGCAGGTGGTAGCATTGGTGATTTTCCGGGTCTTGTCGGGCTTCAAGCAATCGCTAGAAATTACAACAATGTGAGAAATGCGATTGAGGGTGGTAATCTTGGTGAAATTGTCAAAGATCATTACTCACCATTTTTCAGTAGCATTTTAGGTCCGGGTGATGCTTTGTACGAGTCCTTCAAATCACTCATTAATGGTGACTTAAGAAACTTCTTAGGCACTATCCCACTTAAAGATGATAGATTAGATTTATCTGAGGCGACCATAGATCAGTTAGAAAATCTTGTGGATATTGGAAATGCAATTTTAGATTTTGAGCAGTCAATTAGAAATCTTATAGATTCGGATAACAATCTTTACTTTTCAGCACTTGACTATCTTGCTAAAAGCACGCTAGGTTTCTCGGTGTTGACTATGGCTGAAGATCCATGCTTTAGCCAGAAATTGCTCGGACAAATTGCAAAACCAGATTTAAAGGGATTGCTTAATATTTCCTGATACATAAGTAGATGGCTAGGTATAAAGATTTAGATTTAAACTTCAATTTAAACCCTCTGTCGCGTGATATCAACGTTTTGACAGATAGGGACGCTGTTCGTAGGTCAGTAAGAAATGTAGTTTTGTATAATTTTTTAGAGAAGCCATTTCAACCCAGATTCGGTGGGAATGTGATTCGTCGTTTGTTTGAAAATCTTGACCCAGTATCAATTTATTCTATTAAAAAACAAATTACGGATGCCATCCAAGATTATGAAACAAGAGCCACGGTCATCTCCGTGACGGTTCAACCAAACTTTGACACGAACTCTCTTGAAATTGATATTACATTTAGCATTAGAAATTCACCCGAACCAATCGTCTTAAACATAACACTTGAAAGGGTACGATAATGTCAATTGAAAGAAAAGCACTTTCAGTAAACGAGTTAGATTTCAACAGAATCAAGTCTAATATTAGCACGTTTCTCAATAATCAATCAACATTCACAGACTATGATTTTGAATCTTCTGGTCTTAGTGTAATTCTTGACATTCTTTCATACTTTACTCACTATCAGGGTGTATACAATAATCTGGTTGCAAATGAATTATTTTTAGATTCTGCTGTGAAAAGAAACTCACTTGTCTCTCATGCCAAAAGTTTGGGATACACACCAAGATCAATTTCTGCTCCAGTCGCAGTTGTCAACGTTGAAAACTATGAAGCCGCTGATGGTTCTTTGGTATTAAGAAGAGGCACTAGATTTACAGGTAGAATCGGAAACACATCATACAACTTTGTTCCCATCAAAGATTATAATTTAGACTCCACTGGTAATGCAAACAACGTTGAAATTTATCAAGGCAACGTAAGGTCTGTTTCGTATGTTGTTCCGACTGGTGATTCTTCAATCAAGTATACCATTCCACAATCTGGTGTTGATACAAAAACAATTGTTGTTCAAGTTTATGAATCAGTGTCAAACTCTAGCGGTATTAGCGATGTATGGGCGGAGGGTAATAATTACACACAAATTGGACCGAACACTAACGCTTACTTTTTACAAGAAAATTTTGATGAGTCATTTTCAATTTCGTTTGGTGATGGAATCATCGGTAGAAAATTAGAAGCAGGCAATGTCATCACAATCACATATTTGACCACTGATGGATCTGCTGCTAATGGTTTGGGTAAGGCGGACTCAGATACCAGTCGTTCTTTTGTGATTGGAAACAGCACCGGATCACCAATTGTTTCTGTTGTCAATTATGCTTCGGGTGGGGGTGAGAGAGAAACAATTTCAAGTATTCGTTACAACGCACCAAAAGCGTACGCAGCACAAAATAGGGCAGTGACAACAAATGATTTTGAAGCCTTGGTTGCTAACAACTTTGGTGGGTTTAGATCAGTATACGCTTTTGGTGGAGAAGATGCTGAACCACCTCAGTTTGGAAGGGTTATCATAACTCTAAATCCAAACGTTGGTAGTGTGATTCCCTCAAGCCTTAAAAATTCAATTGAGTCTTTTTTAAGACAAAGATGCTCTGTCGGCGTGACTCCTATCGTTGAAGATCCGACACCACTTTACATCAAATATCAGTCTAATGTTGTATTCAACCCAAACAGTTCGTTCTTGAATGTAACTGCACTCAAAGAACAAATAGAAAATAATATTACTAACTTTATTATCACGAACACAAATGATTTTAACACTGCCATCTCAATCAGCAAACTTCAAAGAAGTGTGTTAAATGCTTTCCCATCAGTTTCATCAATGTCGTTTTCACCATTCATTGAGTATAGATTTGTCCCTGTTGAAAATACAATATCGGGATATGTGATTGATCTAAAAAATCCTATTTTCCATCCACATGATGGTCATGTAGCCGTCATTTCTAGTAATTTATTCGGCTACACCGACGCCACTGGGACTAGACAAAATGTTTATCTTGATGATGATGGCAACGGCAATCTTCGTGTGTATAAAATAGATGGAGGTGAAAAAGTATATCTTGAAAATAATTTTGGAACCGTAAATTATGAGAGAGGAGTGATTAATATAAGCAACTATGCTCTATCAATCGCAGAGCAGGGAGGAATTCGTGTTACCGCAAGAATCGGAGCCTCCCGTCTTACCTCAAGAGGCACTTCAATTTTGTTGGTTGATCAAACAGATCCTAGTAGACAGCAAATTACAATGTTCCCAGACAATAGACCTGACAGACAACTGATTTCAGCGAATAGTGCAGAGGGTTCATTTGTTGGTACGTCTTCCATCTCTAGACAAATCACACTTGAGGGTGCTGCAAACGTGGTGGTTTCTGAGAGCGTGACAGGAACACAAAATCCCAGCGGTGGCGGCGGTGGCGGCGATCCATTCGGTGAAACACCATCCACGCCCAGTTTTGACCCACTTCAAGTTCCTGATGCTGGAGATTTATATGGTGGTGGTTACTAATGCCTGACGGTGGATCATTACTACTTCCGTTACAAGCGTTTTCAGAGGACGCATTTCCGTCAACTCTTCCCCAAGAGGTAGACGAAAGGTTCTCTACGTTATTACAACAAATGCTGCCACAGTTTGTTGTTGATGACCACCCACTTTTTGTATCTTTTCTTCGTGCTTATCTTGAATTTTCTGAACAACACGGAAATCCGAGAGCAGAGGCGGTGTTACTCAATGAGTATATTGATGTTGATAAAACCTTACCTGAGTTTTTAACTTTTTTTAAATCACAATACCTTCACGATTTTCCACCAAATCTTTACAAAGGTTTGAACGAACAGCAAGTTATTAAAAACATCAAAGATTACTACGGAGAAAAGGGTAATCCAAGATCACTTGATCTTTTGTTTAGAATTCTATACAACACAAAAGTAGAGGTAAAGTTTCCGAGAGAGCAAGTCATTGTCGCCTCTGAGTCATCTTACGAACAAAGAACAACAGTTTTTACGACAAGATTCAACGGGCAAAAACTATTAGATTATGTCGGCACAAAACTTTTACAAAATGTAAACACTGATAGACCTGATCAGGGCATTCGTTGCACCGCGTTTATTGACTCCGTTGAGTTTAGAGAATTTGAAGGAATTGATTATGCTGAGATTAAGTTGCGTGATCAATTTGGAACTTATGTTCCCAACAGACAAGTTTTATTTGTCAACGAAACTGGACAGTTTTTAGAAGAAGAAATTTTTTCCATCATCACCACCGCCGAGCCAAAGGTGATCTCTGGTATTACACAAGATGGTCAAAATTACTCTGTTGGTGACGAAATCATTGTTCGTGATGAACAACAAAAAATCATTTCAAGAATGAAAGTAAATGATGTCTCATCAACTGGAGAAATCCAGAAAATCTCAAACTCATTTACTAATAGAATATACTTTGCAAACCGTAATTATACTTTTGATATTTTGACAGCGGGAGGCACAGGAGCAGACCTTCAAATTGTTAGCACCACCGCCGAGTCTTTTTCAACCAATCCATTTGCGACAGAAAAATCTATTCTATCCGCCAACTCTTTTCTTCAAAATAACTTTAATTATCAAGAGTTTTCATATGTCATCAGTAGTGATATTCAATTATCAGCATACGCTAAACTAGTTAAAACTTTGTTTCACCCAGCAGGGTCAATGCTCCTTGGTGAATATGTTTTTAATCAAAGTTTTGACTCGGCAGGTTTGACCACTGATATTAGACAACAACCAAATATTCCGATTCTTGGTGCTGTCATTGGAAATTATTTTCCGTACACGATAGCCACCACCGCTGACTTACGAGGTGATACTTACGGATCAACCTTTGCAGATTATTATCCTTTAGGATTTGATGGTATCACAGCGAACGCTGCCACATTCGGAAACTTTGATTCATCGGGTGCTGGGGTGACTCATGTCCCACTTAGTATTAATGGCAATTTCTTACAAACAGGCTCACCGATTTATTCTGATGATATGTCTCCAGAAGCGGTTCAGCAGAGGGTACTTGATAATCCTAACTTTAGAAATTTTGTATTGCCCGGATATACTCTTGCTGCATTCCCGCAAGTTACCATGACCGCCACCGACAATGCTGCATCAGAGTTTTACATTGTTCACAGACATCCAAACACGCTTCTTGGTGAGGGGTTGACTGAAACGCAAGTCGCTGCTGTTAATAAAAATATTAGAAAAGACACAACCACCGGCAAAACTAAACAAGTTGTCAAACGTGTGACTTTTACGATTTCTTCAAATTCTGATGGCACGGGCGTGGTTTCTGGTTTGGGAGTGGGTCAAACAATTACTCAACCTCAAGTTAATAATCCCACTGCAATTGGAACTATTGTTTCTGTGCAAGACACTTTAGTTAGTAATATTCCAAAAGCCTCCTTTAGAGAGGTTACTAAAAGTAGCAGAGCGTCAGCAGAGCAGTCAAACCCCTTCACTCAAGTTTCTGTTATAACAGTTGATGTTACAAATGGATCTTTTGTCAACACGATTGTTGAGAGTTTGACGAGTAGTCTACAAACTCAACAATTTGTTTGTAGTTCATCTAATGGGACTAAATTTTTCGTTGGTGGGGTTGGTGGCACGGATGCAATTACAGTGTCAGAGGCACTTGCCGATTTATCATTCGGCAATGTTAGAATCTCAGATTTCTTTGATAAGTTACAAACACCAATTTTAGACTGATAAATAATAAGAGGTTAAAATGTCAAACACTTTTGATGGAAATCTAAAAACACAACTCGCCAAAAACTTTGTCAATCAGTTCGGACCATTTTCTGATGATAAGTTTTATGTGGCTATCTCACGCATTAGTGGAGTTGGTCTAGATAAAAAAACAAAGGCAGAGGAACTTAAAACACGAAATAACACTGTATTGGCAAAACGAGTAAACCCTCAAGACGGATCATCTGTGTTAATTAAAAGAAATGATTGGACAGAAGGCACGATTTATGCAAAATTAGATTCTAACGAGGACATGTCACTTATTGATGATCCATTCTACGCGATGAATAATGATAAAAATGTTTATATGTGTATTGAAAACGCAGGAGGGAATACAGGCTCCAGAATTGAGCCATCTGGAACATCAACAGATCCGATCACACTTTCTGATGGTTACACATGGAAGTTCATGTATAGTGTCCCCGAAGACAAAAATTTATTTCTTGATGAAAATTTTATTCCGGTGAATACGCTCCCCGTTTATCCAAGAATCGCAAACGCTTATAATGACAATAGACAAAACCAGTATGCAGTTCAATATGAGGGTTCTGTAGATCCAAGAAACGGAACCATTCAAGCGATTTCAATTGTTAGTCAAGACCAAGAAATTTTCTCTGATGCTTTTACGGAGAGTTCAGAGAATATTATTACATCGGCAGGAAGAGCGACCGCAGTTATTTCCGGAAATCCAATTTCTGGATCTGTTTCAACCGCCACTCTTGCTGGATATTATATTAGAATTCTAAGTGGTGTGGCAGCAGGTGAAGTTCGTAGAATTTCATCAAACTCTGGTGATAATTTAGTATTATTATCTGAATGGACGAGCGGTAAAGTCCCCAAGTCGGGTGATAGATTTGAAATTGGTGTGGGCATCACTGTAAGTGGTGACGGCTCCGGATCTGCCGCGTTCGGTAAAGTAGACTCACTTGGCAGAATTGGTAATATTGTTGTTTACAATACTGGATCGGGTTATTCAACAGCAAGTGCGGTCGTTGATACATCTAGGGCAGAGGGGATGAACAGTGTTTCGGCATCTTTGACTGCCGCGTCCTCATATGTTTTTGATGTTTTACTGTTTTCGCCGATTGGTGAAGATCCAGCGACAGAGTTGTTTGCAAGACACGGGGCTTTCTTGGTCAAACTATCGGGATCAAATTCCTCAGAAGATGCAATTTTAGGAAATGATTTTAGGGATATTGTTTTATGGAAAAATCCCAAACTTGGTAGTGATGATGCTAACGCAGGTAAAATCGCAGGGTATGATGATTTCTTGACTACCACGGTGAGCATTACAGAGCCGTCAGAAACCGGGACCATGAAATCGTTAGGTAGTTTTTCAAACAACAACAGCGAACTCATCGCTGTAGGTGCAAACTCTAATTTGACGGCAAAAGTTTTTGATGGAATCAAACTTGATAGCAATCAAATCACTGGTAGTTTTAGTGCTTTAAATCTGCGAAAGTCATTTATAGAAGATGAAATTTTAACTTTTATTGGTAGAAATACGTCAAGCGAACAATTTACACAATCATCTGCCACTGCTAAGGTCAATGTCACCCGTTTTAAGGATTCTGATTTATCAGTAAGTAAAGAAGTATTTACATGCACGACAAAATTAGACTTGGAGTTTTCCACTAACGGTAATTACTCTCCTGCTCTGGACTCTGGAGTGACTGGAGCAAGTGGAAGCACTGGTCTTGTTGCACGATATCTTGAAACAACCTCTGGTGGAAATCGGGCTACTATTTCTTTGACCGATGTGAAAAATATTTCTGGTGTTACGCACGGATTTAGAGCCGGAGAAACTATTCAATATCCTCTCGCATCAGGAGGAATTGTCACAGGAACAATTAGATCAGGGACAAACTCTGTTCGTGGTCCAGAATTGGACTTATTCTCTGGACAGATGCCATACATACAAGGACTAACTCAGGGTATTGTTCGCGTTGTAGAGCAAGATGAAGTATTTAAATTTATATTTGAGTTTTGAGGAGTATAAATGACCACCGCATACGATAAAAATAAGATGGGAAGTATTCCCTACTACAATGACTTTGATGAGCAAAAGAAGTTTTTGCAAGTCTTGTTCAAGCCCGGTTTCCCTGTTCAGGCTAGAGAACTTTCACAGGTTCAGTCTATTCTTCAAAACCAAATTGAGCGTTTTGGTAATCACATTTTCAAAAATGGCTCTGTTGTTGTCGGTGGTGCTGTAAACGAAAGTAATGCGGCTTTCGTTAGAATTGATACAGACTCAACTTTATCAGAAACAACGCTTAATAATATGGTTGGACAAATTATTCGTGGCACAAGCGGTGGAGTCACGACTGATGCTCGTGTTGTTGCTGTCTCTGATAAACCTGCTGGTGCTTCTTTTTCCAACGACCCATATCAAGTTTTATTCTGTCAATATTTGACACCGGGACAATACCACGAAAATCAACGACTTTCAACTGTTGGTGATGGTAACATTGGCGTTGCAGTCACTTCTCTTTCTGGTCAAAGTGCAGTTGGTGTAGGCACAGTCTCTAACTTCATTACCGTGAATGATGGTGTCTACTTCACGGATGGTTACTTTGCCTTAAATAATCGTCAGTCATTTGCTGCTTATAATTTAAGTGATGATAATTATCGTGACTTCTCTGACCCTACCGCCTCTATTGGCTTCCAAGTTAAAAAAACTATTGTCACCGTAGATGATGATTCATCTCTAAGAGATCCGTCTTTTGGATTTAGTAACTTTAACGCTCCGGGTGCAGATCGTTACAAAGTTGAATTGGAGTTGTCGCAAAAAGGATTAACCGGATCAGAGATTCTTGGATTTGATATTATTAATGATGATAATTTCTTTGAACTTGTTCGTGTTGTTAATGGTACAACGACAAGAAAAATTAAATATCCAGATTATGCTGAACTAGAAAAAACTTTGGCAAGAAGAACTTACGATGAATCTGGTCACTACACCGTTCGCCCGTTTGAATTGGAAGTAGATACTTACCGTGATACTTTTAACATTACCGATACAAGCAAATTTGGTGTCAAACTTGGACCCGGAAAAGCGTATGTTAAAGGCTTTGAGTTTGAAACAATCTCAAACACAAAATTAGAGGACACCTACCCAACTGAAACTATTGAAGTTTTTAGCAGAGAAACAATAAATCTTGGTGCGTTTATTCGCGTTACTGATGGATCAAGTCCAATCGTAAGTAAACTTGCCAATATCACCGACATTGGTGGTAGTAGGTTTGGCAACTCGTTTTTACAGGGACAAAAATTCTTTGTATACGCGACATCATCACAGGGTGGTAATTTAGTCAAAGTTGGCTCATTCAATCTGAAAAATTTATTCTTTGATTCTGGTGACTCTGGATCTGTAAGAATTTATATTAGTAATCTTGTGTCAACACCTACAGACGGGCTGGGACTCGCAGATGCCACTCTTTGTAGCACCGGAGATTTGGATAAAGGGCAAGCCCCATCAGATACCGGAAACTTTAGCACATTCAATCTGACTAAAAATGAAGATAGAATTTTCCCCGGAAACCCAAGACTTTTATTCAAAGTTGGTGAGGGTGTTCAAAGTCTAACAAATCCGGTCAACTTCTCCATGTCTCGTCCATTCAGAGTTATCACCGATACAAATGGACAAGTCACCTTAAGTGCGACTGATTCAAAAAGAAAGTTTGTCGGCAGCAGAGGAAATGTTCAAGGTGCAAACATCACACCAACCTACATTATTCAAAATGGATCAGAAGTTGCAATCAGAAGAACTGAAGAATTTACAATTGATGATACAACTGGTGAAATGAAAGTTACAATTAGGACTCGCAACGATGAAGGTGATTTAGTTGTTGCTGGCTCTAATGTCAGGGTTGTAATCTTTGCACCACTTGAGGGAACCGATTCCCAAGCGATCCGCAAGAAGGTTTTATCGGGGGACATCACAAAGACTTTCTCAACGATCACCTCAAATGGTGTTGTTGATCTTGGTGTCACTGATGTTTTCTCAATCACATCAATTACCGATGGCACTAAAAATGATGTGACTGATAGGTTTGAACTGGATGATGGTCAACGGTTGGATGCTTACGATTTTTCATCCCTCAGACTTCGCCCAGATAGTGTTGCACCAACGGTAAGTTCGGACAACCCACTCACTGTTGTTTATAAAAGATTTAACCGAACTGGTGCAGATGGACCGTTTACTGCCGATAGTTATACCTCAGTTTCCTCATCTGACATCCCTAAGTTTAACGGTTTGAAACTTTCAAACTTTGTTGACTATCGCCCAGATCGTCAATCCAGCACCATCAATAATGCTGATGACTCTTACAGTTATGCCCTCGCAGGTGATGGGTCTTGTGATCCTGTAACACCTCCAGTGGATGATGTTGATGTTATTACCGTGAGGTATGGGGCAAGAATTGATAGCGTGGTTCTCACTCAAGATCGTGAATTCATTATTATTAAAGGTGTTCCTTCTGCGGTTGATCCTAAACCACCTGCTGTTTCACCCAATGATATGGAACTTTATCGTCTCATCATTCCAGCGGACGCATCGGTCCCCGAAGATATCAGAGTTGTCTATATTGATAATCAAAGATTTACCATGCGTGATATTGGTGTTCTTGAAGAAACTCAAGAAACTGATGGTGATGCAAACTATCGTCGTGGCTTGATAAGTCAGGCGGTTGCGAGAGCAAATTCAACAGATACGTCTGTCCCAGTATCTTTGAGTGGTGTATTTGTTGATGAATTTATCGGTCATGCCAACGCTGATGTATCAAGAGTAAACTACAATGTAGCCATTGACCCGCTTCGCAATAGAATGTATCCACCATTTAACAGTGAGTCCATCGGTGTCAGTGCAGATGCGATTACGAATACAGGAACGGTCATGCCGTCCTCCTTTGATCGCGTTATTATGACACAATTTACAGAAACAGCATTTTCAAAGGATACTAACACCACCGGAACTAGAGAGGCTATCAATCCTTATGGATCTGTTGATTATTATGGTTCTCTCAAACTCTCACCATTCTGTAGTAATTACTGGGGCGTGACTAAAAAACCAAAAGTCTCTGCCAACTCAGACGGACAATTAAACAACTGGGAACTTGATATTACCGTGAGAAGAAACGGTGATGTCACAGGTCGTGATGGGGGATTTGGAACGACTTGGAGAGACTGGGAGATTCACTGGTTTGGTTCAAGGTTTGAAAGTTTAGAAAATACATCTTTTGTTAGTCCTCTTAATCGTGATTATCGTGGGGGTGATCTTCAAACTGCATTTGTGACACGAAGTTTATCTAGAAGGCTCGTCAGAAGAATTAGAGATAAAATTTTAGACTTCTCAATCAAACCCTTTATTGCCGAAACAAACATTAAGTTCTTGGCTGAGGGTATGCGACCAAACTCTACAGTTTACGCTTACTTGGAGGATGATCTTTTAGGTGGTCCATTTACTGTCGGCGTAACTGGAGCGGTTCAAGAAAATATTACCATTCCATCCGATACGTTTACAATTGGACAAAAACGTATTACCGTGTTGGATGACGAATCTGGTGACGTTACCAAAGCAACAACTTCCTCTGATGCCTTTTTCTTTGCAGAAAGAATGCTTGATACCTCATTGAATGGTGTCTCTTTTACAAGACCACCAATCATCAGAAGAGAAGCATCAAACACAAAATCCCTTAAATTTGAATCATATTCAGATTTGTTTGATAGTAGTGATAATGTTGTAATTAACTCCTTGAATCCAATTCATCAAATCTTCACGGTGAATCCTGATAACTATCCAAATGGCACTTTCTTAACAGATGTCACCCTGTTCTTCAATGAACAAACTGAAAACGAAACGCCGATTAGTATCAGCATTAGACCAACTGTGAATGGTATTCCATCTAAATCAATTATTATTCCTTTCTCTGAAGTCACCAGAGCCGCGACGGTGGCAACTTTTGATGCAACAGATGATACGGTTTCAAATGGATCAAGATTTACATTTAGCACTCCGGTTTACTTACCACCCGGAGATTATTCGCTTGCAGTTCAAACTAATGATTTAAGCGTTGAAATTTACACCAACGTGACAGACGTTGAAAGAGCAGAGTTTGGTCCACTGTATCTCCCAGAAAACAACGGGTCAAACGTTGCATATAACGACAGAAGACTTTGTGTTGAAATGAGATCGGCAGCGTTTGGAACAGACGCAGGAGGAGGTCAAGTTCTTAACCCGTCTGTTAGTCTGCCATTGTTAAACACAAATTTCACCACAGACCTTCTGTATATTTCTAATTCAGAAGAAAATAATTCCATTTTTAATAACACTGTAAGTCTTGTCGCTGGCAGTGCGTCCAAAACTCTTAGACAAAATGCAAGCACAGAAACAGGTAGATCAACCGTGTCAAACGGTAGTTTACAATTTGACATGCAATTTACTGGCAACTACTCCACGGTAGTAGATGTTGATCAAGTTTCTGCTTTAAGTGCCACCGTTCAAATGAGTGACGCAGGATCATATGAGGGAAATGAAACATCAAGCGAATTGGCACTGATTGATGGAAATGATTTGGGCGCACCAGCCGTCGCAAGGTATTATAGTAAAATTGTTGATATTAGTGATCGTGAGGCTGCCGATAGTTTGGCAGTATATGTTGACGGATCATTCTCTCAACGAGATCAAGTTCAAGTTTTTGCTAAAGTTTTAGGTACTAAAACAGGTAATATTGATACTGAGCGATACTATCAACTTTATCCTGATGGAGATACGAGAGAGAAGTCTCCTGTGGGAACGGCATCAACACTCTTTGAGGTATATGACCCCAATTTGGGAGATCCTGAAGGTGCTGATACTCCCCCTCCTCCAGCGTCGGGTAACTTCCCACCAAATGTAAGATTTACACAATATCTTATCAAAGTTATTTTTAACGGTGAATTAACTGACGGAGATTCTATTCCATACATTGATGGACTCTCAGCACTTCCGTTAAGACAGAACGTTGGCATTCTCAATTTTGCCAGAGCCATTCCTCCCGGTTCCATCTTAGCGTATGGAAGTGAAACGGCTCCCAATGGATTCGTCCCATGTAATGGTGCAGTCCTTGAACAAACTGGTGTATACAATAATTTGTATCAAGCGATTGGCACAAGATATAATGATGGTACTGAGGGTAGTAATCAATTTAGAGTTCCTGATCTGACCGCAAGAGTTCCAGTTGGCTCAGGATTACTTGATGGTAGAAGTAGAACAATTGGTAGCACTGGTGGATCACATCGCCTTCAAGGTCACAGACACCACTTGCTTTCTGGTGGTGGTGGAGGCAACCTCGCACAAAGTAGAAGTTTCTCTAGGGCGGAGATGACTGACAAAAACAAGAGCATTGCACCCGGTATTTCTGAGGGAAGTGGTGCAACAGATAATGACAAATATAAACTCGGAACTGCGCTTAATGTTGCGGAGCAACGAGATGCTCGTTTGGCGATATCCGGTAATCCTATTGATTCAGATGATTATACCTTATTGGGTGGTGAGGATCTGACAGAACAAATGCCACCATTCCAAGTCGTGAATTACATTATTAAGTATTAAGTAAGGACTACATAGTATTATGGCAGAACCAGATTTTCCACCACCACCCGGCATTTCAGGCGGCGAAACATTAGCCGTTCTTTCTTCAGATGATCTTTTTGTTACATGGTTTGATAGAACGAATGCTTTGATTGATGCTGTCAATCCGCTTGAAATTTACGGTCTTACCGCGATGGCTGGTGGATCAAATGATGGTATTACTCTTGCGATTGATAACACCACTGGTATTTACAGCGTTGGTTTTTCAACACCCGCACTAATTCACGGAAATACTGAGTTCGTTGATGGAATTACATTCTCCGGTAATTATGTTTCGTTCAATGGTGGCACAGTTGACTTTAGCGGTTCTACACTTTATGGAAATGTAGTAAGAACTTTCAATGGGGAAACTGGAGATGTCATCTTTAGTGCAAATGCGAATCTTCCCGGTGGTGCTAACGGACAAATTCTTGTTTACAATGCTGATGGTGCAACGTGGGAAGCCCAAAACTTCTTCATGGGAGTCACAACCGATATTATCTTAGCGGGTCCGAGTGGTGGGTTACTTCTCGGTGTGACCAGTGGTGATGCAGGAAACTATTACAGAAAAGGCACGATTCAACTTGGTGGACCAACTGCTGGTATTCTGTTTAGAGATGATACGAGAACTAACTCTCACCAAAGAGGTATTTTTGTAAATTATACTGATCGTGACTTTAGAATTGAGGGTGGGGACACTGCCGGTAATCTTGATACCACAAACAGTCCATACGTTAATATCTCAACTCTTAATAGAAGAATGGGATTGTTTGGCGTTACCAGTCCGGATGCTCCGATTCATTACAGAGCCAGAGGATTCGGACAAAGAGAACTGTTAATTGAAACACAGAATGGTAATACATTTGGTTTACAAATTCAGAATGCCCTTGCTACTGTAAACATGGGAGAGGTTGATGAATTCAAGTTTGATATTTCAACAAATGCAAACAATCAAGGACAATTCAGAGTTTCCGGTGGCACTGCGTCATCAAAATCAAGTGTAATTTATGCAAATCAAAGTGGTGATGTTGTTGTAGGTGGAGGCAGCAGAACATCATCAGGTGGGTCTGGATCTCTCAACCTTGCAAGCGGAGAGTTGAGAGTCGGTGGAGTCACCGGAGAGTCTGGTTACGTCCTCACATCAACTGGTGTAAGTGCAAGTTGGCAAGAAGCCGCTGGCGGTGGTTTTGAAGAAGTAATCATTGATGGTCAAGACTTTGCCGGTTCCACAAATCCAAACTCACTTGTTCTGAGTCCGGGTCAAAATATTAATCTAAGAGGCTTTTCTTCTGGGGCAAGTGTCGGTGTAACAGTTGAATCATTTATTCATACTTACGCAGAGGGTGTACCAACTCTTTTTGGTGCTACAAATGAAGGTATTAATATTAAAGGCACACCCGGTGATATACAAGTCACAGCGGTTAGCGGAAGTATAAATGGTGTCCAGACAGTTAATTATCAAATTCAAACTCTTGGTGGTGGACCTGAAGGCTCTGACGGCATCACTGGACTTAACGCTTTCTTCATTGAAAGTGCAACATCTCCATCTGTAACTGGTCCTTCCTTTGAAGGTCTTCGTGTTACCACGACTGGTGCAGGAATCACAGCAACATTTAGTCCGGGTCTTACGACAGGCACTTTAGACCTTGAAGTCACTGGCGTTGGTGGTGGTGGAGCCACTGGAACCACAGGAAGCACAGGTACGACAGGATCAACAGGAGCCACCGGAGCAACAGGTGCAACTGGAGCCACAGGCGGAACGGGTGCTACGGGCGGAACTGGTGCTACTGGTGGCACTGGAGCCACAGGTGCTACCGGAAACGCAGGATTCAGGTACGAATACTCAGCCTCCACTCCAAACTCTGGTCAATTTAATTACAACAAAGCAGATGGTGAATTTAAAGTTCACTTTACAACTGCCGATGGTTTGAATATTCAAAATTATCTTAACAGCATTACTAATGGTGGTGATCTGGCATTTGCGATTGCCAGCGACGGTGGTGCTGTTGCAACTGTCAAATCATCTAGTGTGGGTAGTGGTGCTTCGGTAAGAACAATCGGTGGTGTGACCACTGATAGTGGAACATTTACTGCCGGTGAAGAAATTTTCTTCAACTTTTCACCATCTGGCGGTGGAACCGGAGCCACGGGTGCGACCGGAGCAACGGGAGCCACTGGAGCAACGGGTGCGACTGGAGCCACTGGTGCAGATTCTACTGTCGCTGGTCCAACTGGCACTACTGGTGCGACGGGTGCGACAGGTGCAACTGGTTCAGATGGTTTGACCGGAGCCGCAGGTTTTAGATACAAAACTAAAACAGCATCTATACCCAGCGGTGCTATTTTGTTTAACGGTGCGGCTGATCCAAACTTTGCTGTTTCAATCACATCTGATAGTGGAGAAAGTTTAAAGCCATACTTGGAAACAATCGCCACAGACAGAAATGATAGAATTTATGTTCAAAGTTTGGACGGAAGCAGTCATTACTCCGGTAGAGTCACTGGAACACAAGACAACACATCTAGCATCACTTTCACTGTTACTGACACAACAGGTACTTTCTATACCACAACCGATACTGATGTTTATCTTTACTTTATCGCTGGTGGCACTGGTGAGCGAGGACACACTGGTGGAACGGGAGCCACGGGAGCAACCGGGGCGACTGGTGCTACAGGAGCGGGCGGTATTCAATTCAGAGTTGATGCTTATAATAACACAAGCACAAACCCTGCTGCCGGTGGCATGTGCTATGAGATTGATGCCAAAACTCTTAGATTTGACGATACAGACTTCACAGGTCAATCAATCGCAGCACAATTCTTCTTAGGTTATCCGGCGGTTGGCGACACGATCAATGTCTCATTCACTAATCTTGTTAGTGGTGCATCCAGAGGTTTTGTCTCAGGTAAAATTAAAACGATCACAAACACGGGATCACTCATCACTGTTGTCCTTGAAGATGGAGATTCAGGTAATTTCCCCGGTCAACAACAAGTGCCAGTTCCAGCAGGTGCGTTTGCTTTTGTAAACTTTGCCAAATCTGGTAGTCAGGGGGCGGCTGGTGCAGATGGTTCCGCAGGATCTACTGGTGCGACCGGACCCTCTTCACCGTTTAGATACACAATTAGAGATGTAGCCGATAACCCCGGAACACCGACAGCCGGACAAGTAGTCGTTGATACTAATGGCTCAGGTTCCAGTAGTAATATCCCATTCATTAGATTCGGATCAACTGATCTTGACGGAAAAGACATTGATACCTTTATTGATGATTTCTGTGATGTGGGTGATATGGTTCATCTTTCATCAGTTGATGATGATTATTATGGATTTGGTAGGATTGTTCTTACCGAGGGAACAGGTACAAATCCTGCTACTCGTAGATTGAGAATTTCGGGCTTCACGGCTGATGGTTCTTTCTCAGCGGGATCAACCGAAGTGTCTGTGCATATTTCTAAACGAGGTTCAACTGGTGGTGTTGGTGATCTTCAATACTATTCAATTGACGATGAGTCACCATTCCAAAGCACAGAAGCAAATAAGATTTCTCAAATCAAAATTGAAAATGATACTACTAACAATAGTTTCATTACAATGACCAGAGAAACAAACTCTGCCGAGGACGGAAACGATCAAATTAGGATTAAATTCTCAGGATCTCTCGGTGGTGATGGGGCAAGTGCAGTTGGTGAATATCGTATTGATGAAATTACACCGACCACAAGTTCTTATGGGTCTGCTGTTGGCGATCACAATAACATGCAGCCCGGATTTACAATTCCTGCACCTGCCTCTTCAACTGCTTGGTGGCAGACATATACTCTTTCTAGGGTTGTGTCAGTTCCATTTAGTAGGTCAGCCAGCCAAGCACAACAATGGCAAAGTGCAGGCGCATCCTCTTACTTCACTTCAGACTCGGTAACTCCTAATACGAATGGAAATAGTAGCCTAGATGATAGGGGCTTCCCAGCGGCGATTGATGTTTCTGATTTTACAAGTTCACCATTTGGATCAGATACTACCGGAAATGTGCTTTTGTTAGAAAAAGGCTATATGTATAAAGTATCATATGAAGTCACAATGGCAGGTGGAACAGCGGGTGTATCTAATACTACTTTGCAAATTCTTGCGTGTGAAGGACGAGATGCTCAAAATAATAGCGCGGAATCATCACCCTCCCAAGCGACCGATGGCGGTGGTGCTAGAAGTGATGCGTTTGGCACTCAATATACGTTTGTTCAGACTTCTGGAGTTCCTCAGACTGGTAGACTCGCAGATGCCGGAGAGGGACTCAATGGTGCTTTGTATTCAACAGGACAGAGAAGTGAACTCTCTAGAGATTACATGCAATCATTCAATTATGGTGTTCAAACCAAATCAATCAGTGGCTTTATTGACTTGAGACAGGCTATTTATGATAAAGGTGTCGTTTTAGCCTTGTCATCAAGAAGCCCAAATCCGGCAAGATTCTTGAGTGCAAGACGTATGGTTGAGGTCGTTAAATAAAAGATGCGGGTCATGGCTTGATTCAAAATAACTTTTCCAAAAAGTATAGGAAGCCACGTTCCAATACATATAAAAGGAAAAGGAGCGGAATAAATGTCCAAGCCCTCATCAAGAGAAGAACTAAAACAATACGCTCTGAGGAAACTCGGCGCACCAGTGATTGAAATTAATGTTGATGACGCTCAACTGGAGGACTCTCTAGATGATGCCATTCAAATTTTTCAAGAGTATCATTTTGACGGAACTGAACGTGCGTTGTTCAAGTATGAAATCACTCAGGATGATATCAATAATGGCTTTATTGACACAGATACGATTGGACTGACAGGTCCGAACGATTACCCACAGGCAGCGAACGGAACAAAAATTGCTACTGTAACCAAAGTTTTTCAGTTTGACGACGGTGGTGTTGGAAACAACATGTTTAGCGTTCGTTATCAGACCGCTTTGCAAGATTTGTATGGTCTGAGAAGCATGGGTGACATGTCAAATTATTACATCACTCAGACTTACATTGATCTTCTGGCAGATTTTCTCTCTCCTGAAAAGCAACTACGATTCAATAGAGTCACAAATAAATTATACATTGATATGAATTGGACTGAAACCGTTGAGGTTGGAGACTTTATCGTTGTTGATAGTTATGTGATTATTGACCCAGATGCTTACACTGAAGCATATGATGATATTTTGCTAAAACGGTATGTCACCGCGTCTTTTAGAAAACAATGGGGCATGAATCTCATCAAATATCAAGGAATCAATTTGCCCGGAAACGTGCAGTTTGACGCTCAGGCACTTGTATCTCAAGGAAACGAAGAGATGGAGAGAATTGAAGATTCGCTTCAAGACAAATACGAACTGCCACCGGATTTCTTCACGGGGTAAAATATGGCTACGAATCAATACTTCAATAAGTTTAAAAGTAAAGCAGAGCAAAGACTTGTTGAGGATCTTGTCGTTGAGGCGATTAAGATTCATGGTGTTGATTGTGTTTATGTTCCACGAACTCTTGTAAGTGAGGATGACATTTTTGGCGAAGATCGTTTGCCCAAGTTTGAAAATGGTCGTGAACTTGAAATGTATGTTGATAGTTATGATGGATTTGAGGGCGAAGGCGAGGTGATGACTCAATTTGGTCTTGATATCAAAGATGAAATAACTCTGACCCTCTCAAAAAGAAGATTTAGCGAAACCTTCGCGGATAAAAATTATCCTTATCCTAGAGAGGGTGACTTAATCTACTTTCCCCTCTCAAATGGATTATTTGAAATTAACTTTGTAGAGCGTGAGCAGAACTTTTTTAATTTTGGTAAAACATTTACCTTTCAAGTCAAATGCTCCATGTTTGTTTACAGCGGTAGTGATATTGAAACGGGTTGGGATCAGATTGATGGTGCGACCTCGGATGTATATCAAAAAATGTTATATCTTACCCTTGGCTCAGGTAGTGGCACGTTCACCGAGGGTGAAAACGCATTCTTATATGATGGTGGTGTAACTGGAGCAACCATGAGCATTGCTTTGTATGACTCTTCTGATAGTGTCATTGAGGGAACCTTGCTCTCAGGATCTATCACCGGAGTAGACAGCATTCTTGGTGAGTCCTCTGGTGCAACGTACGCGGTTACAACAATTGGATTCACACAAGATTACTTTGTTAAAGATGCCTTTGAAGACAATACGACCTTTGAGTTTGAGGGTTCATCTTTCCTTGACTTTTCTGACACAGATCCATTTTCGGAGGGTGATCTCTAATGTTTACTACATTTTACAATGAAACGATACGAAAAACAGTCGTTGCTTTTGGATCTTTGTTTAATGAAATTTTTGTGCAAAGAAGAGACAAAAATGATAACACTGTCAAAAGAGTTTTAGTACCGATTACCTACGCTGCTCAAGAAAAATTCATTCGTATGTTGAATGAGTTCCCCGACACAAAAGGTCAAACTGATGCTGCCGCCATCGCAAGTGTTTTACCTCGCATGGGGTTTTCAATTACAAGCATCAACTATGATGGGGCTAGAAAAAGAAATACTGTTTACAAAAGGTTCAAATATAAAACCACCGATGGATTGGTTGATTCTCAATTTTCTGAGGTTCCATACAATATCTCGTTTCAACTCGCCATCGCAACTAGAACTATGGACGATGCTTTGCAAATTGTTGAGCAGATTGTCCCATACTTTACCCCTGAATTTTGTATTAGCGTAAACTTCACAGATTTTAATACAAAAGTTGATATTCCAATCACAATTCAAGCCGTCACGCCTGAGATTGATTATGAGGGAGATACCTCAAATCAAAGGTCTGTAATTTTTACAATTGACTTTGTTGCTTACACTTATGTTTTTTCACCAACAAAAGAAGAAAAGTATATCAAAACCACAGACATCACAACATTCAATTCCTTCTTTGATGATGAGACTGGTATCATTGATGGTATCACTGGTCCGACAGCAGCGGCGTTTAGAGTTATATCCAGCGTCACGGGTGCTTCCGGTTCGGCTACATTACCACCAATCGCTGGAATCACACAAGAATTGTTCCAATATCCGAACACCCTCAGTATCACAGGAGCGACCTTAGATGGCTGATAAAGAACAAAATCCACTTGAAAACGCTTTGGACATAGAGCCTACAGAGGTGCGGGATACGACACATAATGTTAAAGATTCCGCCAAGGTCACGGGCGAGTTGCGAAAACCTGTAGAAATTGATCTTTCAAAGTTTCCCGAACGAAAAAAGATTGAACAACGTAAAGACTATGGCGAAGTCCGCGAAAACATAAAAGAAGTGATTGACTATAGCAAAGAAGCCATAGATGGTATTCTCAAAGTAGCGTCAGAAAGCGACAGCCCAAGAGCCTACGAAGTGGTCAGCCAACTTCTTAAGACGGCGACCGAAGCCAATAAAGACCTACTTGATATTCATAAACAAATGAAATCCTTAGAGGAAGATGAGCAGGTGAGGAATGTGACCAACAACGCATTCTTCGTGGGTTCCACAAAAGAACTTCAAGACCTCGTTCGCAAACAACTTCCAGAGAAGAAAGTGAAAAAAGTAAAAAACAATGACAAAGAAACTGGATGAAAAAGCATATCTCGGCAACGCTAACATCAAGGCAGCCGGTGTTGAGTCAGAATATACAAAAGAACAAATTGAAGAATATGCCAAGTGTGTATCTGATCCGATGTATTTTATTGAGAATTACATTAAGATTGTCTCTCTTGATGAGGGTCTTGTTCAATTTGAACCTTACAGTTTTCAAAAGAATATTTTAGAATCTGTTCACAATGATCGCTTCGTCATTTGCAAGATGCCCCGGCAATCCGGCAAATCCACAACAGTTATTTCATATTTGCTTCACTATGTTTTATTCAATCCTGATAAAAATGTTGCAATCCTAGCCAACAAATTGACAACTGCTCGTGAACTTCTGGGTCGTCTGAAGTTAGCCTACGAACATCTGCCAAAATGGCTTCAGCAAGGTGTCGTGGAGTGGAACAAAGGATCTATTGTTTTAGAAAACGGATCAAAAATTCTTGCATCTTCTACATCATCCTCTGCTGTTCGGGGTGGTTCTTTTAACTTATTGTTCATGGATGAATTTGCGTTTGTTCCTGAGAATGTGGCAGATGAGTTTTTCAACTCTGTGTATCCCACAATCTCAGCCGGTCAAAGCACAAAGGTTCTGATCGTCAGCACCCCCAAAGGTTTGAATATGTTTTATAAACTTTGGAAGGATGCCGAGGACGGTCAAAACTCTTACACTCCTATTGAAGTCCACTGGTCGGACGTTCCCGGTCGGGATGAAAACTGGAAAAAACAGACGATTCGGAATACATCTCCTCAGCAGTTTCGGCAAGAGTTTGAATGTGACTTCCTTGGCTCCGTAAACACGCTCATAGCCCCTTCAAAGTTGAAATCGCTTCACTACACTCGTCCGATGCAAGAGCGTGAGGACGGCTTGAAGGTCTACTATGAGCCAGAGCCAGATCACATTTATTTCATGGGTGTTGACGTTTCACGCGGTAAAGATTTAGATTATCATGCCATTACGATTGTTGATGTTACTGCCGCTCCCTACAAAGTCGTAGCCCAATATAAAAATAATGAACTTTCACCATATCTTTTGCCAAATCTCATTTATGCAATGGGTAAACGATACAACGATGCCTACATCTTAACCGAAGTAAATGATCTGGGTCAGGAGATTGTTGATATTATGCACAATGAGATGGAATATGAAAACTTACTTGTCACCTCCGTTCGTGGACGAAAAGGACAGGTGATGGACGGTGGCTTTGGTAGTTTCCAGACGCAACAGGGTGTGCGTATGAGTCCAAAAGTAAAAAAAGTCGGCTGCACCATGCTCAAGGAGATGATTGAGCAGGACAAACTCATCATTGAAGATTTTGAAATCATTCAAGAACTTTCATCTTTCATATCTAAAAAAGGATCTTTTGAAGCCGAGGTGGGACACCACGATGACTTGGTTATTACTCTTGTGCTTTTTGCGTGGGCATCAACCCAAAATTACTTCAAAGATATGACAGACCTAAATATTCGTGACCAACTCTATAAAGAAAAAATTGAAAAATTAGAGGATGATTTAATGCCTTTCGGATTCATAGACGCTGGACCGAATGACACAGAAGTAGACAGTGAAGGAAACGTGTGGAAAAATATTGATGATAGTGACATCTCTTTGTAATCAGCATTTTGCTAAATACTAAGACCAAAAGGAGAATCGTTTATGGCATTCCAAGTTAGCCCCGGTGTTGAAGTCAGAGAATTTGACCTCACGACAATTATTCCCGCAGTCTCAACGACTGCCACAGGTTTCGCAGGCTTCTTTGATTGGGGTCCGCTTGAGCAAAGAATCACTGTCACCAGTCAAAACCAATTAAGACAATTGTTTCGTGGACCCACGGACACGAACTCCTCTTATTGGTTCACTGCTGGAAACTTCTTGAACTATGGTGCAAATCTTCAAGTGGTTCGTGTTGTTAATCAAGATACCGCTTTGAATGCTGGTGACTCTGGTGGTCATTTAATTAAAAATGAAGAAGACTACGAGTCAGATGAAAGTGCAGAAACCTTTGGCGGTAACGTTGCAATTGCTAAGTTCCCCGGTGGTGTTGCAGGACAAAACACACTCGGTAACTCTCTGCTGGTGGCGATCTCCGATAACACTCACAAATCTGTTGGAGTCAATGGAATTGTAAACGGCGGAACGTCATGTGGATTTACAATGGGTGTTGACGCTGAGCGTGCTATTGGCTCAACCACCTTTGGAGACACCCTTGTTGTAAACGGAGTCTCCAGAACAATCACAAGTGCAGATGATGGAAAAACTGGCACATTCTCCGTAACTCCCGCTTTCACTGCGAGAGAAGCCGGTGCTACTCAGGGTTTGATTAAGTGGAAGTACGCCGACTCGTTCTCCCAAAGACTTCCTGCAACATCACAGTTCGCACTTGATGCCACTGGTCTTACTGGTGCAAACGACCTTGTTCACGTTGCAGTCGTTGATAAAGACGGTGATTGGACTGGTCAAGCAGGAACACTTCTTGAGACTTTTGATTCATTATCAAAAATTGTGGATGCAAAAAACTCACAAGGTGGAAACATCTACTATAGAGAAACAATTAAAGATGGATCTGCATACATCTATACAGGAAATCACCTTGCCGCAGAAAGTGGTTTTGGAACATCCGGTAGAACGTGGGGTAACACTGCTTCGGTTGGAGCGACCTTCGCAAGCACGGTCAAAAACTTCTATGGTGGCTTAACAGGCGGTTTCCATGATCTTCCCACTGGAAACGACTTCTATACAGACGGATATGAAAAGTTTGCCGATCCTGAAACAGTTGACATTTCTGTAATTCTTGGTGGTCCAAACACAGGCACACAGGCAGAACTGGTCAATCAAATTGTGAGTACCAGAAAAGATGCCGTGGCGTTCCTTTCCCCACCGAGAAATGCTTTGCTCACATCAAATGATCAACCAAGACAAAGTTATCAACAGGTCGCTAATATTAGGGCATACCGAAATGGTGTTAGTGCAGTATCCGAAGGTGGCACAGAAAACTACACTACAGGCGGATTGAATATTTCATCCTCATACGCAGTGATGGATTCTGGGTACAAATACATGTACGACAGATTCAATGATGTTTTCCGATACGTCCCATTGAATGGTGACGTTGCTGGTATCGCGGTACGATCTGACTTTGAAACTGAAACATGGTTCTCCCCAGCCGGATTCAATCGTGGTCAAGTCTTAGGTGTGGTTAATCTTGCTCTCAACCCTGTTAAGTCTGAGAGAGATACGTTGTATCAAGCAGGTGTCAACCCCGTGGTTTCATTCCCCGGACAAGGCACAGTGTTGTTTGGTGATAAGACCTTGCTTTCTAAGCCAAGTGCCTTTGACAGAATTAATGTTCGTAGATTGTTCATCGTTCTTGAAAAAGCAATCTCCACGGCAGCCAAGTTTAGTCTCTTTGAACTGAATGACCGCTTTACACGCGCACAGTTTAAGAACCTGATTGAACCATTCTTGCTTGATGTTCAGGCTCGTAGGGGTATCACTGATTTCCGTGTCATTTGTGACGAAAGTAACAATACTCCAGAGATCATTGATAGAAACGAATTTGTTGCAGATATCTTTGTGCAACCCACCCGATCCATCAACTTTATTACTCTGAACTTTATCGCTACCAGAACTGGTGTGAACTTTGACGAAATTGCTGGTGTTGTCTAAGACTCGTATAGATACTAATAAGGAGCGTCTAAATGAATATTGAAAATTTCAAAAATAGCATCGGCGGCGGCGTAAGACCAGCACTTTTCCGTGTTGGCGGACCAATTGGTGGCAGAGGAGTTGACGGAGCAGTTAGTTTCCTAGTCACGGCGGCTGCTCTTCCAGCAAGCACCATCGGTGAAGTCACTGCACCATATCGTGGTAGAACTGTTAAACTTCCAACTTCAAAAACGTTTGATGATTGGACAATCACAGTCTTATCAGATTCGGACATGAGACTTCGCAGTAAGTTTGAAGGCTGGATGGAAGACCTTAATGGTGCTTTTGATAATATTCCAGAAAGAGAAATCAACCTGACAAACGCGACAGACTTCCCAGATTGGTCTATTGACCAACTTGATAGAAAGGGAAATGCAATCAAATCATATACCATGAAGTATTGCTTCCCCAAAACTGTCTCGGAAATTACAGTTGATGCGACGAGTGAAGACCTTGCATCGTTTACAGTTACAATGGCTTACTCTTACTTCACTTCAAGTGATGTGACAGTTGGCTACGGAAATCCCGGTAACAGAACGATTGCTAACTAAGTGAGATTATATTATGCCTATTGAACTCTTTGGAATTTCAATAGGAAGAGCGAAAAAAGAGGCACTTTCACAAGCAACGCCTGTAGAGAAAAAAGCCCAGTCATTCGTACTTCCTGATCTTGACGATGCCACGCCAGTTGAGGCTGGTGGGTATTACGGTATCGGTATTGACCTTGATGGTTCACTCCGATCCGAAGCACAATTTATTACAAAATATCGTGAGATGTCCATGCACCCTGAAATTGAGCAGGCAGTTGAAGATATTTGTAATGAATCTATTATTTTAAGTGAATCAAGAAGATTCCCTGTTTCAGTTGTTCTTGACTATGCAAAAGTCAGTGACAATGCAAAGCAGGCTATTCAAAAAGAATTTGCTTACATTCTGCGTCTTTTGGATTTTAACAATAAAGGTTATGAAATCTTTCGCCGTTGGTATATTGACGGCAAAGGTTATTACCACATGATTGTAAATCCAACTCAACCCCGAAAGGGAATTATTGAGATGCGTCCTGTTGATGCAGCAAAAATTAAAAAGATCGCAAAAGTTGAAAAAAAGACTGACCCTAAAACTGGTGCAAAAACAATCAAGGGCGTAAAAGAAGTTTACGTTTATCGTGAAAAGCCTGATCAAACAACTGCAATTGAAATTGCACCAGAGGCAATTAATTATTATCCTTCTGGACTGTTTGATCCGTCAAGAACACGATCTGTTTCTTATCTGCAAAAAGCAATCAAGCCACTCAATCAACTTCGCATGGTTGAGGACGCGACTGTGATTTATAGACTTTCGCGTGCGCCAGAACGAAGAATCTTTTATGTTGATGTTGGTTCGCTTCCCAAAAACAAAGCGGAGCAGTACGTCAAGGGTCTGATGAATCGTTATCGTAATAAACTTGTATACGATGCAAACACGGGTGAGATTCGTGATGATCGTAAATTTATGAATATGCTAGAGGACTATTGGTTCCCTCGTCGTGAAGGTGGAAAAGGCACAGAAGTCTCCACACTTGACGGTGGACAGAACTTGGGTGAAATGGAAGATGTTCTATATTTTGAAAAGAAACTTTATAAATCTTTGAACATTCCTATCTCTCGCCTTGAAGCCGACAATGGTTTCAACATGGGCAGAGCGTCTGAGATCAGCCGTGACGAATTGAACTTCCAAAAGTTTATTGATCGTCTTCGTGCTAAGTTTAATCTTTTGTTTATGAATGCACTTCGTGTTCAGTGTCTTCTCAAAGGAATCGTCAGTGATGTTGAGTGGTATCGCATCCAGCAAGACATTCGTTTTGAATATGTGAGTGATTCATACTTCACAGAAAGCAAAGAAAACGAAAGCATTCAAGAGAGACTTAACATCCTTCGTGATATTAATGATAGCGTCGGTGATTACTATTCACGCGAGTGGGTTCGCAAAAATGTGTTGCGTCAAACCGATCAAGAAATTAGCGAGATGGACAAACAAATAAATAAAGAAAGAGAACAAGGTTTACTACCAGATAGGTCACAAGAATTCTAATGAATGAGGCAAGAAACGCAATTGATCTGATTATCCACGCACCCGAAAGGGTTGCTGAGGGTTATCTATCGTCACTTCTTGCGTCAAAGGCAATTCAACAATTTGAAAAACGTCATCTTGAAATTCGTGAAGAAGCCGCACCTCCAGAGGAAGCGGTTCCACCGAGTGAAGTTGATCAAAAAATGGCAGAGATTGAATTGGCAATGGCTCAGAAAAACCTTGAGTTGTTGGACACCCAAGGCGATTACATGCGACCAAAAGGTGAGTTGTTTCTTAAGACTTTCAATTTCTTAGACAAAATTGTAACAATCAAAAAGGTTGGTTCAGGAGTTTCTGCTCCCGTTGTTGTTTATGTTGATGACGGAAAAGGTCCACAAAAATTAGACACCTTTATGACTGCCCCTCAAGCAGAACGTGAAAGCAAAAAGATTCTTAAACTTCAAGCACAGCAAGCAGAAAAACTTGCTAAAGAAGAAGAAAAGAAAATGGCTGAGATGGAAAAACAACAAGCAGAGATGGAAGACGAAAATGAGAAAGTTCAAGAAGCCTCCATTGATGCTCTTCGCCAGTCCTCTTTAGATGGCATTTTGATTGAACACGAAGATGGCTCACAAAATTATATGACTTTTCAAGAAACACAGGATGTGCTTGAAATACATAAGAGGCTAAATAATACGAATAGAGATAAATTTGAGAAGACTTTTGCATCCTCACAGGATGCCGCAACTCAAATGGTTAACTTTTTTCAAGAAAGGCTTAGGAAGGACGTAATATGAACACCCTCTCAATCATTGATGCAATTGCTAATAAACAATACAACGCTGCCGAAGAGGGCATGTCCTCTCTTCTTCAGTCTAAAGTTGGTGCTGCTTTGATTGCACGCAAGGACGAAGTGGCAGAAGCCTACGGCGATACCCTTGGTGAGCAGTCGGATTATGATACCTTCTTTAAGAAAGCCATGAAAAAGTTTGGCATTGAGTCGCCAGCCGATCTCAAGTCCGAAGAGGATAAAAAAGAATTCTTCAACTATGTTGATAAAAACTTCAAAGGCAAGAATGAAGAAGTCAACGAAGAAGAAGAAGACGATGATGATGACGAAGACGAAGAAGAAGAACTTGAGGAAGATGAAGAAGTTGACGAAGACATTGAACGTAGGCGACAGCACTTGGGAATGTTTGATGCCTCCGGCAACCCTCGTATGAGTCGTCAAGAGCGAGCAAGACTCAAGCGTGAAAAGTTGGCGATTAAGGCTCAAGACAAGCGGAAGCACGGATACGTTCCGAAAGCATCGGCAATGAAGAAACCACAAGGATAAACCATGTTACTGATTACAGAAGTCAACGATAATATTAATCTTATCACCGAAGAAGTGAACGGTGAGAAGCAATATCATATTGATGGCATCTTCATGCAGGCTGAACAAAAGAACCGCAACGGTCGTGTCTATCCTCAAAAAACTTTGATGAAAGAAGTTCAGCGATACAACAATGAATATGTCAAAACAAGTCGTGCGATGGGTGAACTCGGACACCCCGATGGACCCCAACTGAATCTTGAGAGAGTTTCACACTTAATCAAGGAACTTCGCGTTGATGGCAATGACATTTATGGTAAAGCAAAAATTCTTGATACTCCCTATGGCAAGATCGTTAAAGACTTGATCAAAGAGGGTGTGAAGATCGGTGTCTCCTCAAGAGGCATGGGTTCTTTGAAACAAGTCAATGGTGTGAATGAAGTTCAAGAGGACTTTAACCTTGCAGCCGTTGATATCGTCGCAGATCCTTCCGCTCCTGACGCATATGTTCAAGGGATCATGGAAGGAAAAGAGTGGGTGTGGGAAAACGGTATTCTCACCGCTCGTCGTATTGAATCACATAAGAAGCACATTGAGCGTGCTTCTAAACCACAACTTGAGGAAGCGAAGTTGTATGCGTTCGCGGATTTCCTCTCAAATCTAATCAAAGATAAATAAAGGGAGATAGGAGTCAAATATGAGTCTCAAAAACGCTTTAGAAACCGCGAAGGAAATTCTTGAAATGGAATCCATGACAATGGGTGTTGAAGCCGAAATGGATAAGAAATCAGTTAAGAAAAAGAAAGCAGGTGGAACCGACACCGAAGTCGCTGCTGATGCAGATGGCAAAGGTGAAAAGACCGCTGATGGTGTGACTCCAAAGGTCGCCGAACCAACAGGTAAGTCTGTTCCCACGCCCGACATGAAACCCTCGGCTGCTAAGTCTGAGGTTGTTGACGATCTTGACAAGATGGACAAGTCCGAAGAGGAAATGTATGGCTCTGAAGAAGAGATGTATGGCTCTGAGGAAGAAATGTACGGTTCCGAAGAGGAATACATGTCCAAGCCAGAGGAAGAGATGCACGACGAGGAAGAGGAGTCTGCTGAATTCAAAAAGCAAATGAAGAAATTAAAGATGAAAGAACATCTTGGAACTCTTTTCTCTGGTGAAGAACTTTCAGAAGAATTTAAAGACAAAGCATCCACAGTTTTTGAAGCGGCTGTTGACATGCGAGTTGAAGAAATTCGTAGTGAACTTTCCGAAGAGTTTGAATCAACTCTTGAAGAGGAAAAGGAAGCACTCGCAACTAAACTTGACGAATATCTCACATATGTCGTTGAAAACTGGATGAAGGAAAATCAAGTCGCCATTGACTCTGGCATCAAAACTGATATCTCAGAATCCTTCATGGTCGGACTCAAGGCTCTCTTTGAAGAGCATTATGTCACCATGCCAGATGCCAAATATGATCTTGTTGAAGGTTTGAACAATAAGATTGACGAAGTTGAAGCAAAACTCAACGAATCAATTGAAAAGAATATTGAACTTTCCAAAGGTCTGGTCAAAGCACAGTGTGAAGCCCTCTACGAATCCACATCTAGAGACATGACTTCCACTGATGAAGAGAAGTTCCGATCAATGGTTGAAGCAATTGACTTCAATTCTATTGATGACTTCCAAGAAAAACTCAGCACTCTCAAGGAAAACTTCTTTGATAGTGAAGAAACTGTTGTAACCCCTCTCGTTGAGGAGTTCGCCACTGATGAGGACGTTGCCGAAAAAGAACAAACTCTGGATCTCTCGCCCTCTATGACTGCTTACACAAATATGCTTAAAAAAGTAAACAACTCTGCCAAGCAGAATAATCAAGCATAATCCATCTAAGAAGGAGAAATTTTCAAATGGATAATTTACTCGTAGAAAATTTGAAGGAAAAGTGGGAACCAGTCCTCAACTGTGAGGGTATGACCCCTATCCAAGACGATTATCGTCGTAACGTGACGGCAATCTTGCTTGAGAACCAAGAGAAGGCTCTTCGTGAAGAAGCCAACGTCGCCCCTGTCCCAACGAGCGGTGAGTTCTCAAACACAAACGGTGCGTTCAACGCGGTCGCTGCGTTTGACCCCGTTCTCATCTCGCTCGTTCGTCGTTCCATGCCTAACTTGATTGCATACGACATCTGTGGTGTCCAGCCTATGTCTGGTCCCACTGGTCTGATCTTTGCGATGAAGTCCAAGTTTACCAATAAGTCTGGTGCAGAAGCCCTGTTTAACGAAGCACCTACCGAATTCTCCGGTACATCCGGTGGCGGTGGCACTGCTGGCGGTGTTGGTTTCCCATCATTCGGTGGCACAGGCGACCCCTTGGGTAACAAGAATGGTGCTGGTGTCTCCGGTGGTTTCAAGAACTCCCCCGAAGATACCGATCTGTCTGACTTTATGAAGCCCGGTGCTACTACCGCTGAACTTGAAACCAGCACATTCAACGAAATGGCATTCGTCATTGACCGTACATCCGTGGTTGCCAAGACCCGTGCGCTCAAGGCTGAATACACTTCGGAACTTGCTCAGGATCTCAAGGCTGTTCACGGTCTGGATGCTGAGGTTGAGTTGGCTAACATTCTCTCGGCTGAAATTCTTGCTGAAATCAACCGTGAAGTTGTTCGCTCTGTCTACACCAATGCTAAACTTGGCTGTCAACAAGGAGACCTGTTCTTCAAATCAAACGCTGGTTTCTCTGGTGGTTCTGGTGAGCCTACTAACATGGGTGGTATCTACGACCTTGAGCAAGACTCTGATGGTCGTTGGTCTGCTGAGAAGTTCCGTGGCTTGATGTTCCAAATTGAGCGTGAAGCCAACGTGATTGCTAAAGAAACTCGTCGTGGTAAGGGTAACTTTATTCTCTGCACCTCCGACGTTGCTTCGGCACTCGCTATGTCTGGCTTCTTAAGCCTGACCCCAACCCCTGACATTAACCTTACCGTTGATGACACAGGTAATACCTTTGCCGGAACTTTGAACGGTCGTATCAAGGTCTACATTGATCCATACTCCGTGTCGGGTGCTGATTACTGTGTCGTTGGATACAGAGGCTCCAGCCCATACGATGCTGGTATGTTCTACTGCCCATACGTCCCGCTGCAAATGGTTCGTGCAGTTGACGAAAGCACCTTCCAGCCCAAGATCGGCTTCAAGACTCGTTACGGTCTTGTGAACAACCCGTTCGTGTCTGGCAACGGTGTCGGTTCTACTGTTGATAAGAGCGACCCACACAGCAATGCTGCTATTCGCTCTAACCAATACTACAGAATCTTCCGTATTGCTAACCTTCACGGTAACAACGCCTAAGTTTTAGGTAAAAATTAAATACGCAGATAGGGGAGCCGAAAGGCTCCCTTATCTTTTACACCTAAATAATAAGATGACAGATCCAAATAATCCTTTTATTGGTATTCCGCCTCCGATCTCAGCATCAGGAATATCATCAGATTCAATTTTAAATGATGGAAATCAACTGCCATCTGTTACTTCCGGTGCGCAAATCGGAAAACCACCCGGACCTGTGAGTAGGCAACCGACAAATGTAAACTATCTGTATCAGACATTTTTTCGTTTTCAAATTCACCGTTTGCCCAAAATGGAATATTTTATTCAGAGGGTAAACTTGCCCGGTTTCGGGTCGGATCAAGCCTTAGAACAACCGACTCGTTTCGTTGCGGCTAAACATCCCACTGCAAGACCACGCTTTGATAATCTTACCATGACCTTTCTTGTAAATGAAAGCATGGAAAACTGGCGTGAGATTTATGATTGGATGAAAACAATTTACCTAGTCAAAGATCACGATGATTATAACGAAAAGATTTCTAATCATTTTTCTGATGGCACACTTCATATTTTGAATAGTGCGATGAATCCGAAGTTAGAGATCAAATTTAGAAATCTACTTCCCGTCAGCATGACTGGATTTGAGTTTGATTCATCTGTGACCGACTTGGTTCCATTCACTTCAGAAATCACCTTTGCCTACGATTATTACGAATTCGTCTGATTTCCTCTTGACACGCCCTCTGGGACTCTTATAATCCGAGTGTCAACGAGAAAAAAGGATAAAGATTAATTATGGAACTACATGAACTTAGAGTATTAGTAGAGCAAGATAGCAAGATTGACGATACTCAACTTGATACGGAATCACTGAGACTCCCTGCACTACACAACAAATATCTTAACTTTTATCACGACGCTAAACTTCGTTATGAAAAAGCGACGAATGAATACAATCGTCTGTATCGGCTCAAGTGGGAATATTATACAGGTAAGATTGATCAAAAAACACTTGACGAAAAGGGATGGGAGCCTTTTCAGCACAATATTCTCAAGCAGGACATTCCTATCTTTATGAATAGTGACGAAGACCTGTGCAAAAGAAAAGAAGTGATTACCTACATCAAGTCTATCGTGGAATATCTTGAAGATGTCGTGAAAGAGATTACCTTCCGGCACACGAAAATTAAGAACGCGATTGAATGGAGAAGATTCTTGTCGGGAGCATAAATATAATGTATGCCCGATTACACTATTGAGGACATTGATTCTTCTAATATCAAAGTCCGCTGTGAAAGACATCTTGCCAAGGAACTCTCTGACTTCTTTACCTTTAAAGTCCCCGGAAGAGAGTTTATGCCTGCGTATCGTGCAAAAAGATGGGATGGGCAGATCAAACTCTACAATCTGTATTCTCAACGTATCTACGCAGGACTTGAAGCCTATATTCTCAAGTTTTGTGAGGATCGGAACTATACAGTAGAATTACCAAAAAGAAGTCCTCCACCAGCCTTCTCAGAAACCCACCTAGAATCGCTTCTGAGCAGTTTGAATATTTCTATTGGTGGGAAGGCGATTGATCCTCACAAGCACCAGAAAGAAGCCATCCTACACGGTATGAATACAAATCGTTGTTTGTTGTTATCACCGACAGGATCAGGTAAGTCTTTGATCATCTATACGCTCCTAAGACACTATTTGAATCTGATCCCAAAGGAACAGAAAGTTTTAATTATCGTTCCGACTATCGGACTTGTTTCACAAATGTTCTCAGACATCTGCGACTACGCAGAAAAGGACAAAAGATGGAACCCAAGAGAACAGACGCATATGATGTATGCTGGAAAAGAAAAGAACACAAAGAAAAGAGTGGTCATTTCAACTTGGCAGTCGTTACACAAACTACCACCAGAATACTTTCAGCAGTTTGGAACAGTCTTTGGCGACGAGGCACATTTATTCAAGTCAAAATCACTGACTTCAATTATGACCAAACTCACCCGTTGCCCGTATCGTATCGCAACGACAGGAACTCTTGACGGTATGCTCACTCACAAGTTAGTGATTGAGGGTTTGTTTGGTCCGGCTAAAAAGATTATCACAACTAAGAAGTTGATGGAAAAGAAGTTACTTACCAACTTGACTATTGACTGCTTGCTGCTAAAATATTCCGGTAGCGATAGACAGCGGATTAGAAGAACACCGTATCAAGATGAGATAGAATGGCTCATCACTGACGAAAGACGAAACAAGTTTATATGTGATTTAGCCTTGAAGACAAAAGGTAACACACTCATACTGTTCCAGTTTGTGGAAAAGCACGGAAAGGTTCTAAACGAAATGCTTAAAGATTGTGGAAAACCTGTGTTCTATATTCACGGCGGAACTGACGTTGAGCAGCGTGAGGAAGCCCGTAAAGTTGCAGAAACAATTGACAACGGAATCATCCTTGCGTCCTACGGAACATTTTCCACTGGCGTGAACATCAAACGCCTAAATAATATTGTGTTCTCATCACCGTCAAAGAGTCGGGTCAGGGTGCTGCAAAGTATTGGAAGACAACTTAGAAAGTCTATTCACAAAAGCACCGCACGACTCTACGACATATGTGATGACTTGTCGTGGAAAAAGTATCAGAATCACACTCTTCGTCATTTTATAGAACGTAAAAAGATTTACGACGCT